TAACATAGTCTTAACTAGTTGACCCATTGGTGTAGGTAATATCTTTAACTTGCCATAACCGCAAGGACCATCCATCCACATATTTTCAATCATATGTGAAACGCGATCTAAATTAATTTTCAAATCATCTGGATGGTCTACTTCACCTAATACAGAATGACCTGTTTTGATTTGTTCGTTGATAGTGCCTACTGCTTTAGCAATTTCATGTACCGGATATACACGCTCGTTAGCGTTTCTAACGCCACCCTCGATGCAAATACCCTTCATATAAAGAGTCTTGCCGGATCCATCCGCAGCTTCCTCAGACTCTAATACTACTCGAGCCTGAGTAAAGCTAAGATGTTCCTTGAGATAAGTGTTGCGAGCCATATCTATGGATTAACCTTTTGGAAAAGGTGTGCGTGTGTTAACACCAGTTGCTTGGGCCAAATGTGGCTTAGTTGCTGGTTCTTGCTTGCTACCGTCTTTTGCTGGGACGTTTTTAAACTTGTTTGCGCCTGGAAGATCGCCACGACCTTTGTCAGCATAACTTGTTGGAGCTTTGTAAGCGGATGTGCCATCTGGATTAGCTTCGGCAGCTACATTGCGTACTGGAGCACCTTGCATTCCGGCTGCGCCAGAATTGAAAGCTGTTGTTGAACGCTTGTTTACAAAACTTGGCTCTGTTGTTTCTGGTTTTGGAGCTGCTTGTAAGCTAATATTTTCGCTCATCGGCACATCTTGGAATTCAGATGTATCATCATCCATATAAGCGTCGCCGCCTACTTCACCGTCAACTGGCTCCATATCGAAACCATCTTCGTCGCCATCAACTTCTGCTTCGTCGCCCATAAGAGCTTCAAATTCAGCCATTAATTCGTCTAATTTATCTTCTAAATCAACAACGCGATCTTCGATATCTTCTTCGCCATCATGTCCAGCTTCGATATCGTGTGTTAAATCTTCGCCATCTTCTTCTGCTTCGTCGTCGAATTCTGCTGTAGACTCTTCTTCGCCTTCTTGCATTCCTTCTTCTTCTGTTTCAACTTCGCGCATTAAATCTTGGCTAGCTGACCCGGAAGTTTCGCCCATATCTTCTTCAATAGACTCTTCTTCTTCTTCCATACCTTCGTCAGCACGATCTTTCTTGTCATCATACTCGATGTCTTTAGCAACTTTTTTACCTGCTTTTTCAGCGTGATCGTCTTCTTCAGCATCAGACTCTTCGTTCATTAAATTCTCATAGATTTCGCGTGATTTCTCAACTACGATATCATGGAATAATTCTTTGGCTTTCGCCTCTTCATCGTTAATTACATATTCAATTAACTGTTCAAATTTCGATGTCATTTAATTCTCCTTTAGAATGGCTCGTAAATTTATTTACTAAAGAAGATTAATATTAGTGTATTATGGGGAGAAATATGGGTATTTTATGTAATTTTTATTACATTGCTGGCTCAGGGGCCGGCGCATACTGCATTTGAATATATTTTAATTTATCTTTAAATTCTATTTCACGAAGCTCGTTCATTTGGCGTAACTTGCGAATTTGTTTTAAAGTAAGACGAGTTTTACGCAACTGACCCATTTGAGGTTGGGTGTTGTCATTGGATAAATCCTGATATGGCTCAGGACTTTTCTCGTAAATTTCATTTAAAATCATAGTATAGTATTTAGCTGACTTGGTTAGGATTAAGCGCCAGCGCCACCAGCGGCTGGGCTACCTGCCGACCCGCCAGGAACTGTTGTAGGCATTGGGCCAGCACCTGCTCCGCCATCAGCTTCTGCGGTTCCTAATCCAGAATCTGCTATTTCTTGGCCAGTTTCAATATCAGCATCCATGCCAGCTGGAGTTACACCAACAGAGCGTAAATCTTGACCTGATGTATTATTAAGAGATGCTAAATCGCGTTCTTCTTTCCACAATGTTTCATTTTCAAGTACTTCTTCATCAGTTAACCCTAAGTAGCGTTTAAGTAAAAAGCGTTTACTCATATATGGTAATGGCTCAATAGCTGTAAAGGTTGCTACACGAGCTGTGTCTAATTCTGATTGACGATAGCTAGCAAAATTTTGTGGTTCTGTTAAACGAATATTAAAGATTCCACTGTCAATACTAAAGCCTCTCCAGCGTAAAAATAGCTTAAATTCGTCATCTAACTTCTGCATAATCAGCTTTTGTAAGCGTTCACAGTACTTGTTAAAGCGGAATTCTTGGATTAATGCTGTGCCTACTTTACCATCATTCATTGCGGCTCCAGAATCGTCTGGTCCTGTTGGCAAATAGCTACTTGGCACACGCAATCCGCGGGCCATTTTGTTATTAAAATATTTTAAATCGTCAATTTCGCCAAGGTTTTGACCGCCTGGAAGCACTTCAACAGAGCTACCACGGCCTTCACTTGTTTGTGGGAAGAAGTAATCTTCGTTAACACTTAATGGATTATAGGATGCGTCCATCATGTTAGCGCCGCCGCCCGTTACAGTAGGAATTCTGCGCTGATGCATCTCATTTTTAACACGCTCAACAAAGGCCATAGCCATATGACTTGGCATATTACCTACATCGATTTTAAATAAACGTCGTTCTGGAGCTCTTTGTACACGATAAATGAGTACAGAATCTTCTAATAATTCTTTTTGTTTGTAAACTTTATAAATGTTTTCTAAAATACTTTGTCCGAATGGCCAAAAGTAATCTAAACCTTCATTTAAACTTAAATGTACAACGTGTTTGGCGTCGATACATGATTCATTCATAGCTTGAGTAAAGCGCCCAGTGCCGCCACCGCCACCACCGCCACCTCCGTTTGGAGCGTTATAGTTATTACCAGTAGTAACAGATCCAGTTGAACGGCTCACATAATAGTCTGACGTTGTTTTAGACGCCATAGACATATTTTGAAAATTAGGATTAATGTCACGAATAATATATTGTTCAGGGCGTTTGCCTTCTGACTCGTTAACAATAATACGAGCTACTTTAATCATATCAATCCAGTACATTTCAAATGTTTCTGGATCGCGAACAAATACTTGATCGCCATACTTAATAGTATTACGGAATAATTTAAAAATACGCTGATCTAATTTATTAAGTTTAGTCCATTGTATTAATTGTTTTTTAATAATTTCAATTTCATGATCAGTTGGCTGATCTGTAAAATCAATATCAAAAGGTGTACTGTTATCTAAGTTTGCTTGTGTACTAAATTCAGCAATAATATCTAAGCAAGCGTTTACTTCAGAATCACAGTCCATATTTTCATATTGATTGTAACGCTCTAAACGATTAGGATGTCCTGAATAAACTTCAGGAAGACGGCTTGCGTAATTACGAAACGCAAATTCATTTCTTGTGCCACTTTCAAAATCAGAACCAGGACGATTGTATCCAGGAAGCCCAAAATTGTTTTTACCAGAAATTGGACTTAATTGCCCTAGTTGGTTTGTGTCTGCGATTTTGAAATACTTACGCCAGCCCTGGCGGCTATTACCGTTAGTTGCCATTATTTGTTACCTTTAGTTTAGAAGCTCTACGAGCTTCTATTGTTTTTCTATACGATGCTTGTCTTTTAGCAATAGTTTCAGAACTTAGTTTTTTACCATACATACCATTATTTTTTCCGCTTGCAGCTTTTTTCTTTTTCTCTCGTCTATCAGTAGCAAGCGTTGGATCTTGTTCTTCTGCTTTGCGTCGTTTTTCTATGGTAGCATTGAATGAGGCTGTTCTTTTTTCTATTGTTTGTTTGCTTAACTTGCTACCAGTCAAGGATGTTGCTATTTTATCTCGAGTTTTTTGAAGCACAACGTGCCCTGTAAGAGTTTTGGCAATTTTATCTGCTACTTCTTTACTTGTAGTGCCTTTATAATTTTTGCGTTGTTCTTCGGTGCGAATCTTGCCTCTATTTTTATTGCTTATTGCTTGTTTAGCTTCTTCGCTATGCTTCCAACCAGCAAAACAAGCCCACTGATTAATTTTAACATTATCTAAAATACCGCCGTCAATTTTGCGGCCGTGCTTTGTAATTAATTCTTTTTCAAATTCTTTAGCTTCTTCGTTTGTTAAATTATCTTTAATAATAACTCTACGGTCTAACGGTGGTAACACTATTTTATGTTTGCTGTTAATACGGTTGTTTTTACCTTTACCAATATAATAAGGAACGTTATCCTTAGTCAAATATTGGTAGACATAGTAGTTACGCCCGTTTTTGCCGTCATTAATTGCCATAGTTTTATATTTAGTTGTTTAGCTTTGTCGCTGTAATATCTTACGTGATGTATCACTATGCTTTTGCATGCCGTTTATAAGCTGTTCTAATTTGGCTATCTTCATAGTTGTGAGCTTATTAATTTCAAAAGAATTATCGTCTGCTCCTATATTTTGTATCGGTATCGTTCTGCCGTCTGGTAATGGAACTACCGCTTCGTTACCATGTAACATAGCAGCATAACCGCCTTTAGGACCGCTTAAAATACCGCCATTTGCGGCTGATTGCATTTTGCCACCGCCGGATCCAGCTTGAGCCATTAGCGATGCTACTTCTTTGCCGCGATTACCTACTTGTTGAAACCATTTGCTATCTCTTAATCCTGCGGCCGCTCCGGCAAAGTCGCCGGCGGCAAGAGCCTTAGCTGTATTTGGAAATTTATTCCACCACTGGCCCATATTAAATGCCAAATCAATCATGGCACCTTTACCAGCTTCATTAGCTTTATCCCATCCTGGAGTTCTTTGTGCTATCGAATAATGTTTAGCAAAGTCTTGCTCAAACATATCCATAACTTCTTTTTGGCTAAATTCGCGATTCATATCAGACGGTAAAGATTTACCATTGCCAATTAAGTGGCCTACCCCTACAGTCCATAGTCCCAGTGAATCTTGATATGGTCTAGTTTTTAAGCCTTCATGCTTAATAATCATTTGCTTAACGGCATCCATACCTGCTACTAGTGTGCCGCCGGCGGCACTAACTACACCGCCTGCTGCCGAAGCTCCAGCACCTGCGGCTCCAGATATTATATCTTTAGCTTTTTCAATTATCGAAGGAGCTGTTGACGCTCCGGGTGTTGCGGCACCTGCCGGACTGGGAGCTGATACAGGAGCTGAAGGAGCTGTCGAAGGAGCTGCTGCTGGCAAAGAAGGACCCGAAGGAGCAGCTTCTACCGTAACAGAACTAGCCGGGGCGCCGCCACCTACAGCTTTTTGTAATAATGTACTACCTCCGCCTACTTGTCCTTCTTTGCCAGCTACTTGACCAGCAGTACCTACGATTTGTTGTGCTACAGAAGTAAGAGCTTTGAATACGGCAGTAACTGGTTTTACACCTAGATTTGTTAATTTGTCTAACGACTGTGTGGTATCTCTTTGATTTTGTCTTAGCTTAACTTGACTTCCTGTTTGGCTATCAACAGCATCTATTTGATCTTGTTGTTGTGCTGTTATAGTTTCTTGCGACTTGGTAGCATCTTTAATTGTGCCAGAAGCCATTTTAGCATATTCATGCATGTCGCCATAAGTTTTACTAAAATTACCAACAGTACCTAACATCGATTGTTCGCCAGCTGTATCTTTGGCTCCTTCAACCATTTGTTTTTGTATTACACCAGCGTCTTTAACACCTTTGGTTATCGATTCAGCGGCTTTTGGCAATCCGCGTTGGAATCTTTGATAGCCTGGACTGTTTACTGCTCCTGCTAAAAATTGCGAAGCATCGTCGGCCATATGTTGGCCACCTTTAGCAAAAGCGAATTCAATAATTTCTTTGTTGCGTTTTATTTCGGCTTTAGCTGATTCATCTCCAGCATCTGCTCGTTGTTGTAATTCTTGCGTTTTAGCATTAAACTGTTGTTGCGCTAATGCGTGTTCGTAGACTTTATTTTGTTGTTCAGCATTTAATCCTGTTAACTTTGTTAACCGATCTTGCTCCATTATAAAATCTCTGGCGCTTTCTTTTAATTCGTCATTAGTTTGAGTTTTTGTTGACCCACTTAACTGCTGAAGTTTTATATAATTAGCAATGCCGCTGTTAATGTCATTAACAGTCATGCCCATATTCATAAAATTAGTTTCTAAATCTGAATTTTTTATTGATGCTGCTACATCAGAAAACTGTTTTGCTCCTTGTGCCGCTGTACCGCCAAATGTTGCTAGTGTAGTGGCATTTTCCTTCATTAACGAACCGTACTCTTTAATTTCAGCTACGGTATATCCTGCTGATTCAAGATTTTTAAAAGTATCGCTCATTCCGGTTACTAAACCAGAACGACTTATGCTTTGATAATTTTGAAATAATGCGTCAGCTTGTTTGTTGATTATTGTAATAGCTTTTGCGGCCGCATTAGCTGCTTTTTTAAGAGCATCTCCTACAATAGGTACTTGCTGAGCAAAGTTACCTAACGCTTGTCCGCCTGCTTCTACTGTGTCGTTATAAACACTTAATCCAGATTCGCCTTTGATTAAAGCCGAACCCATTTTTAACGCTGATCCTTTTAGTTGATCTAAACTATTTTTTAAATTATCTGTATAATTTTTAATGCCAGTAGAGGCATCTTTCATAGCCTTAGTTAAATCGGCGTCAATAGGAATACCGTCGGCAAGTTTTTGATTATACTCGTCAATAATTGCTTGTGCTGCGGCCGGATCAAATTTTGCCATTTTTTATGTTTAACTTTGTTTTGCTAATATTTTGTTAGTAATATCATTTTGTTTGCTCATTACTCTAAGCATTGAGTCCAATTTTTCTAATTCCATAGAAAGTAGCGCAACTTGATCTTTTGATCCAGCTCCTCCGCCGCCACCTTTACTTTGTACTGGTATTGTTTTGCCGTCTGGTAGTGGAACCACCGCTTCATTACCGTGTAGCATTGCTTGATATCCACTCTTTGGCCCGCTTAAAATTCCACCAGTTGCCGCAGACGGCATTTGTATATGTGGAGGATCTCCCGGTAATGGACTAAATCCATATTGTCCTAATAAGCCTGAAGATTGTAAATCAGCTACTTGACTTGAATTAATATCCAATGCTTTGCCAACATTGTGTAAACTTTTGCCAGGCGCAGCTTTTGGGTTGCCACCTGAATTTACATTAGCTTGTTCATCCATGGATCTAAAAGCAGAATTAACTTGTAATTTTTTACCAGTTGAACTAAAGTATGCGCTGGCCATTTGTACAAAATTGTTTAGTACCGTTGGATTCAATTGTTGGAAATGTGTTTTGTCGCCAGTACCGCCTGAGAAATTTATAAGGCTATCCAGTGTTGCGCCGCTAGTTGAAGGAGGTGTAATAGGTGTAACTTTTGGCGGTGCTGGTGCTCCTGGAGCTGCTCCTGCGGCCGGCGCAGCTTCTCCGCCTATTCCAATTTTTTGTAATAATGTACTACCGCCACCCACTTGACCTTCTTTGCCAGCTAATTGCCCAAGTACGCTGGTTAATTGTTGGGTTACACCTGCTAATCCCGATAACCCTCTTGTAACTAATGGCACACCAACGTTAACAATTTTGTCAGTAGATTGTGTTATGTCTCTTTGATCTCTTACTGTATCAACCATAGAACCAGTAGCAGAATCAGTTGCTGCTATTTGTTCTTTTTGTTGATCAGTAGCTTCTTTATTAGCTACCGCATAATCTTTTGTTGACGCCGCTGCTAATTTTCCTACTTCTTGAATAGGTGTAAAAATTTCATTAAATTTTCCATAGATACCTAGTTTAGATTGATCTGCCGCCAATGTTTTAGCATCACTAACTAATAAATTTTGTGCTTTACCTACATCTAACCCGCCTTTATCTAAGTAATCAGCGGTTGTAGAAAAACTTCTTTGGAACGCTTGATAACCTTTTGAGTTAACTGCTCCGGCAATATAAAGTTGAGCTTGTTTAGCAGCTTCCGGACCGCCTTTGGCCATAGCAAATTCAATTAATGCTTTGTTTCGTTTTAGTTCTGCTTTGGCTTGTTCATCCCCTGCGGCTGCTCTTTGCTGTAATTGATATGTTTTAGCCGCAAATTGTTCTTGTGCTAATGCGCCTTCATAAATTTTATTTTGTTGATCAGCAGTTAACCCAGTTACTTTAGTTAATTTGTCTTGCTCTATAATAAACTCAGTGGCACTTTGTGCTATTTGTTTATCATTTTGTTGTTGCGTTGATCCGCTTAACTGTTGTTGTTTTATATAATTGGCCATACCACTGTTGATATCACCAACAGTCATACCCATACGCATAAACTGAGTTTCTATCTCAGAGTTTTTAATAATTTTTGATGCTTTAGCAAAATCAGCTGCTCCTTGGGCGGTAGTACCGCCTAGTGTAGCTAATGTTGTGGAATTTTCTTTCATTAGCGAACCGTATTCGCCAATTTCTTTCATTGTATAACCAGCCGCTTGTAAATTCTTAAATGCGTTGTCCATACTAAGAGCAACACCAGAACGGCTCATAACTTGATAATTTTCAAACAATGAATCTGATTGTTTAGCTGCAGCATTTTCATAAGCTGCTGCCGCTTCTGCTACTTTACCTAATGCGTTACCGACAACAGGAAGTTTCTTAGCCCAATTACTAAAAGTTTTTGCGCCTTTATTGATTGTATCGCTATAAACAGCAGCACCTGATTCTCCGTTGACCATGGCCATGCCAAGAGATTTCAAACTGCCAACAAGTGCTTCTTGACTAGCTTTTAAGTTTTTTGAATAGTTTTTGATGCCCGTAGAAGCATCTTTCATGGCTTGATTCAATTCAGCCGAAATTGGAATACCGTCAGCTAAATGCTTATTGTAGGTATCAACAATATCTTGAATTTCTTTTGGGTCGTATTCTTCTGCCATAATTAATATTTATACAAGGAAAATCCCATGATTTCAAACAATCCATTAAGTCAATATTTTAGACAACCAGCAATTTATATCAAATTGCCTAGCCAAGGCAAATACTATCCCCCAGGCGCATTAGATATGCCGCAAACAGGGGATTTACCAGTGTTGCCCATGACTGCCATTGACGAAATCACTTATCGTACACCAGATGCGTTATTCAGCGGCCAAGCCGTTATTAATGTTATACAAAGTTGTGTTCCCAATATCAAAGATGCTTGGTCTATCCCATCGATTGATATCGATACTATTTTAGTAGCTATTCGTATCGCTAGTTACGGGCATGAAATGGAGTTTGCTACACAATGTCCAGCTTGTAATAATACCGACGATTATGGTGTTGATTTGCGTACGGTATTGGATCAAATGAAAGCGCCAGATTATACAGCATCGATACATCAAGGCGATATTGAAATCTTCTTTAAGCCAATGACTTACAAAAACTTGTCAGATAACAATAAAATTCAATTTGATGAACAGCGTATATTCCAAAGTATTCCTACAGATGGCACCGTAGATACACAACAAATTACAGCTATGTCACAAGCTCTTAAAAAGATGACTGAAATGACAGTTGTAGCATTATCACAAAGTATTATGACAATTAAAACTCCAAGTGCTATGGTAACAGAACCCGAATATATCGCTGAGTTTATGGCAAACTGTGACCGTGCGTTGTTTAATCGTATTCAAGATTATGTAATTGAACATAAAACACAAGCCGAAATGCAACCAGTCACTATTAAATGTAGTAAATGCGAAAATGTATATAAACAAAATATTACATTGGACATGACAAGTTTTTTCGGGCGCGCCTCCTAACCTTGGATTCTGAGGGTGTCGCCAAATATGTTGACGGCATGGACGAAGAAATAAGCGGGATTAGATCTGAGGCGTTACGAATGGTTTGGTATATGCGTGGTGGGCTATCTTACGAAACAGCATTACAACTAAGTGTCGCTGAACGCAAAATCATTGGTCAATTAATACAAGATAATATGGAAACAACTAAGAAGTCAGGACTTCCTTTCTTTTAAGTCATTCGTTTCCTAAAAACTCTAAACGATTTTTATTTTGATTTATATTAAGTCTTATTTAAAAGATTAGCTACGCTAATCCAAGATTCGCTTTGCAGCTCATCTTATTTTTTTATTTGCTTTTAGAAGCTCTTCATGTAGAATAGTTCAGTCGTAATTCACCGTAAGCACGGTGAAAAACAAAGACTACTTCATGTTAGACGTCCCTGTCGTTTATTAAAAGAGATTGTATTTACATACACAGAGGCGGTTGACCGGTACCCCTTACCCTAGCTTCACATTATCAACGGAACCCTAGTAACCCGTAATAAATCCAAGTCCTATAAGCATGGGTCGTATCTGTTTCAACGGAGCCCAAACCATTTGATGCCTTAAGTTAGCAACTTTCCTTTACACGCAAGATTCTAGACCGGGTATCTCACCGTTCCGCAATGCGAGTCGAGCTACCCCGACCAAACAATGTGTTTTATGATGCCTTACTAAGATGCCTGTATTACTATTTTTGTGTGTTTGCGATGTTAGCTGATTGTTCTTCAAATAAATCTGTGAAGTTTGTTTTAGATGCTCGTTCTTCTTGCTGTCTTTTTATCGCTGCCTGATGTTTCAGCCGTTGCTCTGCCCAATACTTTTCGTCTGCCGGTTCAAATTTGTGTGACATTAAATTTTTCCTTTTATATGACTACCATGTACACGCACTTGTATGTGCCCGTTATAGTAATCATCAGATTCTAATACTTTGCGACTAAATTGTTCACGAGCCTCTACATAACTACATTCAGCCTTGGACCTACAATAGTATAGTATTTCTCTCGTAAAACTGTTGATGCCTAACTTTTCGATGTCTTCGTTTAATTCTATGTTGCTGCCGTAATATAGTTGCCAGTCGCTGTCTATTTTCGATTTAATTTTCTTGCGTTTTTTGTTGCCGTTCTTTTGTTTTACTGTTTTATATGTTGTTTTACTAAATTTTGCTAATTTTTTACCAATATACTTCCTACCAGTGAGATTATTTGTAATTAGATAAACAAATCCAACACAATCTTCCGGTAACGCTTCAATAATTTTATTTTCGAAAAGCCAAGACATGGACTAATAGTTATCGTCTTGACCTTCGAATGTGTAAATTTCATTAGACTATCTCAATATCTGTGTTATAGCTTGTAAATCCACCTTCTTTAACTACCTTAAGAATATTTTCTACACGCCCTGCTAGCTCGTCTCTATGTGACACAAGCCAAATACTCTTATGTCGTTCTCTAGACATTTGTTTTAATAGTGCTAATGCTGACTCTACACCTTGCGTATCTAAGCCGTTGTCAATCATTTCATCAATAAACAATACATTAATTGGTGTGTATAGTGATTCAAACACATCTCTGAAAGCCCACGCCATACTTAGTATCAAACGGTTTCTTTCACCTCTACTCAGATTATCAAAATCTAGCTCACGACCTAGTTCTTCGATGCTAACAGTTAAGTCATTTTGGAATACTACGGTATGTGGCAGTCCAATACGATCCAAATAATGAGTTAACCTTGAGTTTAAGTAAGATAAGTTTTGTTCAATAATCTTTTTACGAATAAAACTATCCTTGCTAGTAAGCAATTTAAGTAAGAAATCTTGGTGTTCTTGTAATTTTGTTAAGTCATTAAGTGTTTCATACGATACTTCTTCTAAAGCAGTATGTGTCATTTCATCAATCTGTTCGCCATACGGATCAACTTCAGCATTTTTGCTAGTAATTTGTGTTTGTAATCCTTCAATAGTACTGCGATGCTGAATTGCTTGTTCTTCTGTATCATAAAATAACTTAGGAGGCTTACCTAAGACGCCCAGGGCTTCAAGGGCAATCTCCAACTCTGATAAGAGCTGTGTATGTTCTGTGAAATTCGTTCGCGCACCATCCAAATCTCCCTGCTTGCTTGCCAATACCGATTCGTGCTTATCGTCATGGAAGGGCTGGCCGCACGTATGGCATTCATGGTTTTTAAGAGTTTCAATCTCCTTAGATACTTTGGAAATCGCTTTATCTTCCCGGGAAATGTCCATCTTCGTACGACTGATTTGAGTAGATAAATCGTTGATATCCTTCCTTTTTTGATCCCATGTTTTATGATCTTTGTGCGCCTGGATCTCTTTTTCAATGTCAATTTCCTGGAGCGATGATAATGCCCTCTCAAGTTCTTTGATATCTTCTTCATGTTTAGCTACCCATAGTCCTTGTCTGCGCTTTAAAGATTCTATTTGCTCTTCGATACGCTTATTGGCATCTTGAACAGCACGAATTCTAAATTCTTCTTTAGTAATATCTTCTTTGGTAGTACGATTTAGCTCTTTAATCTTTTCAGCTCGTTCACTAAGCATAGTAATACCAAGTAACTGCTCGATAATAGTACGCTGGTCGTTAGATTTTAGCGACAAAAACGGTTCAGTATAAGTGTTTAATACCATAATATGCTTAAACATATCGTGACTCATACCTAAAATACCTTCAATAGCATCTTGCGTTTCGCGACTATCGCCTTGTGCGCTATCTTCTGCTTCTGTTTCTTTATCGTTTACATAAAACTTTAACAGATTAGGCTTACGACCTCGTTCAATCTTATAAGAAGTGTTGTTGATTTCAAAATCAAGACTAACGAGCATATTTTTGCCATTAGTTTTGTTTACGAGATTGTCGCGTCTTATGTTGCTTAACGCTGTTCCATACATAGCGTAGCTAAGAGCGTTGATGATTGTTGTTTTACCAGTTCCGTTGCGAGATCCATCACCACCTAAGTCCAGATTTTCGCCGAGAACCAATGTTAAGTCTTGCCGATCAAAATCAATACCTTGTGTAGCATTTCCTACACTCATAAAGTTTCGAACAGTTAGATTTTTTATTTTTATCATAGGTTTTGGTAAATTTTTAATAATAACTTAGGATCATAAAATTCTGATTCTATGTTGGTAATTTGATCAGTTACAATTTGATCTACTGATTCAAATTTAACATCGCCAGGTGCTAAATCAATATCAATATCAGTACGCTTACTAGGAATTAATGCCATTTCACGCAAATTGTAATCTTTAATAAATGTTTCTTTAATAAAATTAGCTTCTTCGTAACTAATGTCGATATCTAACTCAACACGAACGTGCATATTTGGTACAAGTATATTAGCACCGTTGTCAATAGCTTCGCTAAGTTTCATAACACGATATAATGGTTGTCCAGGCCAAGCATGATATTGCTGTGGTTTGCCCCATTCTAATACCATCATGCCACGCTTATTATCTCCAGCATCAGCAAAGTTATGTGGAAAGCAATTACCAATGTAATTAATATTCCCTTTAGTTTGACGCAAATGAAAATGTCCTGAAAATACATTTTCGACACCTTTAAAATTATCTACGCTAATTTCTCCATGATCCGGCATCTCTACCATAGCGTTCATTTTAAAATGCGGAAGTTCAAAATGTCCAAACATATATTTTGCTGACATTTTAGACAACTTTTTGTGGTCGTCTCCAACTAACCAAGGAGCAATAATAACATCGCCACGCTGAAACCAATCATTGACAATAACAATATTAGGTATATGCTTGGCCCATTCAGCCCCATGGATGTCCCGTTTATCACGATAGTACAAATCATGATTACCAGGAATAAAATAAAAAGTATCAAAAGCAGCACTTAATTTCTCCAAACACCGTAATGAAGTATGTAATGTTTGCATATTGATTGATGCTCGATGGTGGTGCCAATCACCTAAGAAGAAACCAGTTTCGCACCCTTCTTCTTTAGCCTTTTCAATAAACCAATCGATAAATTTTTCACAGTCGTTTAAGTGTACAAGGCTGTTAGACTTTAAACCAAAATGAATATCTGTCATCACGGCAGCTTTTTTAAATAAGTTACTCATCTTTTATTTCCCATGCCTTGTATCCATTATGCGATTCGCTTTTAATAGTTTTTTCGATTACGAGTCTTGCGGTTTGCTTTGTTACTCGATTGAATTCACTTTTACTTTTGTATTGTAGCACACTTCCGTCAGGATGTTCAACTAATATGGCAATACTAACCTTGGCAGCCCCTTTGAGTCCGTTTTGTCGATTTATTTCTTTCACTTGCTCGATATTTTGACTTTGCCACGCTTTAATTTTTTCGCCACGCTTAATTTTTTCATCTGGGTTAGCTTCGTAATATCGTTTAAGTGTTTTTGATTTTTCTTGATAAACTTCTTCGGTATGTAAATGCTTTACTAATTCTTTGCGTTCTTCTGCGGTAGTGTTTGCCCATCTTTTTTTATTATAATCACGCCAATGTTCGCCGAGGGCTTCTCGGATAATGATAAGATCATCATTGCTCATATTAGCCCAACTACCGGCACTCAATCCGTCGCCACCAAGACTAGCATTTAATCCATTTTTGTAAGTATCGTTATCTTTAATGTATTTGATTTCGGCTAATGCTAATTTTGATACTTCTGTAAATCCGCGCTCTATAACTTCATATACGCAATTTTTAATACCGGCGGTTCGCATAGCTTTGTGAATTTTTCGTTCGGAATTATGCTTAAACGCTTCGCGACAATGATCCTTCCAGCGATATTGCTTATATTCTGGCTTTGTATCTAGTCCATAATAGACTTGATTGTTTACGGTAATTTTGTATATGAACATAATAGTTAAATCCCAAGTGTATGTATTTAGTTATTCACTGGGGATTTTAATATTATACACTCCTAGATTGTAGATTACAACTAAACTGGCTATTCTTCAGTATTGTATTCAGAAATATCAATATTGGTAACAACAGAATTAAGATTAGGATCTTTTTTACCAGCCGCTTGTCTAGTCCACGAAGGGTTCAGCCCATTCATTTCAAGCATATCATCACGAATGTTTTGATTTTTCTTTTCAGAATTAAGAACATGAGTAAACGAGTTAGTAATAGCGGCAGTATAGTAAGCAAACGGATTTTGTGATTTTGATTCATCAAATCGTAAGCCAATTTGACTTAATTGTACCAGTGCTGCGCCACGCATTTCTTCATTGTATGTATAGCCACGCCAGTTACTACGGGTAGCATAACGATCACATAATTTAATAAACATATTGGCTAAGGTACGAGTCATTGTGCCATGATCCTTGCTAAACTCGCCCTTTTCCAAATCACCAACCCAGTGGCTTTTACCCACTAAAAACGGTTTCTTTTTATCATCTAAACGATAATGATAAAATGGCGGAAATGGAAGTCTGACAAATTTTGCTGTAGCGCCAACTTCTGGCTCGTCGATTGGGGGTAAACCTAAAATATCTTCTTCGATTAAATCAAGTTCAAAAATATCATCTAATTTTTTCTTTTTTGTTGTAGCAGATTTTGGGATCTTTTTAGGAGCCATTGGAATATGCTCCCAACAAGTGATTCTAAATACTAAATCTGTGTTAGGAATTTTCTTTGGATCAATTACTACCCCAGTTTCTTTTTTAATGCGATCTGCGCGATTGCGTCTAGCTTCTGCTACAGTACGCTGATTAATTTTTTCAACAGTGGGCAAAATAATGTCATATTGGTGATCATTTACTGGATCTAAGTAAGTGCAATATGTGTTTTTGCTTAAATGTATTTGCTTTAAAATATCTCGATTATTGAGATAAATGACTTTTCTTTGTGATACGACTGGTCCTGTAGCCAATGTAAATCTCCTATTTGATTATTTATTATAGCACAAGTCAACCGCTTGTCAACCTTTTTAACATAATATGAGCATATTATTTAAACCATAAATATTGTATAGGATAACCAAAATGGCAATATCACCGACCCCAGTAACACCCACTGATCCGTTAGCAGAAGAAGCGGCAAAATTACAGGCTGAATTATCAGGCGACGGAGTAAGAGCGAATGTAGATACAGGACCAGCTCCAATAAGTCCAACGATTGATCCTGCTTCTACACTTAGTCAGGGCGAAACCATAATAGTTCCGGCGAGCCAAGTTAATAAATCAGCCACTCCGATTAACGCTGTTACTCCAGGATTGCAAACATTTGATGATGGTTCCTCCATACAAACATTTGACGACGGATCTACATTAGTAACAGATTCTAACGGAAAAATTTCATCAACTCCAGAAACTAGCTCAAGTAGCCCTTTGGCAGCCGCTATTCAATCTGGCACTAATAATGCTCAGTTTCAACAAGAAAGAGCGACACAGTTAGGGCAACAATCTAAAAACGGTGACTGGCGAGTTAAATTAAGTTTAGCACAGGGCGCAACTTATTTGTACAATGCGCCTAACCCAGGAATACTTCAGCCGTTACAAGTTACTAACGGAGTTATATTTCCGTACACGCCAAAAATTGACATGAGTTATAAAGCAAACTATTCAACTTATGATTTAACACATTCAAATTTTCGTGGCTATTTTTATCAAAATAGTCAAGTTGGCGACATTAGTATTACAGGACATTTTACGGCGCAAGACACAAATCAAGCAAACTATTTGTTGGCAGTAATTCATTTTTTCCGTAGTGCTACAAAAATGTTTTATGGTCAAGACGCACAACGAGGTAGTCCTCCGCCGTTAGTATTTTTATCTGGTTTAGGTCAATATCAGTTTAACAATCACCCTTGTTTAATTACAGAATTTACATATAATCTTCCTGAAGACGTTGATTATATACGAGCTCAGGTTGCTAATAAAGTAAATTTAAATTTAACATCACAAAATGCGGTACAACAAAGTGTAGCTACTAATAATATTTTTGCTAGTATTCAACGACTAGCAAACGCCTTTACAACCAAAGGTGCTTTGCCTACAACTCCATTTGGCTCGCCTAATATTCCAAATTTAGCGCAAGGCACGCCAACTTATGTACCAACAAAAATGGACATTACTATTAGATTATTACCTGTTAATACTCGTCAACAAGTTAGTCAACAATTTAGTGTTAAAGAATTTGCTAATGGCAATCAACTTAAAGGAGGGTTCTGGTAATGACAGCACAATATAATCAAACTAGCCCGTACTACTTAACACAATATAGTCAGTATTTTTTAGATGTGATGATAAATCGACCAATTCCAAAATTGGTGGATGATCAATACTTTACAATAAATGCGACTTACCAATATAGACCAGATTTGTTAGCGCACGATTTGTATGATAATAGTAATTTGTGGTGGGTATTTTATCAACGCAATCCTAATACATTATCTAAACCGCCTCTTGATTTTACATCAGGAACACAAATTTATTTGCCAAAAATTACTACCTTACAATCAGTGTTAGGATTCTAAAATGGCTTTTCGATTCAATACTATCGATCCATCAACAGGATACGAACAATGGTTCGACCCTACAACAGGCGCATATCAACTGCGCCCCCCTGCTAACAATCCTGCTCCTGCGACAGTAACAACTCAACAAAGCCAAAGTACGTCGCAACAAACACCTGCCGGACCAATACCATATACTGCATTAACCACTTCTGCGGTAGGCGACGTAACAATAAAATTACCAGACTCTCAAGCGTCTGCTACGGCTCCGCTAAATGCTCAACCTGCCGCGGCTGCTCCAACCGACGACAATTCTAATGGAGCAAATACTGTATCAGGAACTTCGGTGCTACTTAATGCCGCAACAAGTCCTACTACCTTAATTACGCCACAGCCCAATATATTAGATCAATTTGCTAGTTACACATATAATATTGGATGGTATTTGTTAACCCCTACACAATTTAAATCTGTTACAAATGCTGTAAAAATAGATGTTAATCAATGGTCGTTGCTTGTACAAAGCGGCGGAGCAAGTTCACAACAAACAGCGGCAACACAACAAGGCGCTCTTGCTGGGCAGTCTAATACTATTACTGGGCAATTAACAACAACAGCTACTACTGGGCGAAACAAATATTTTACACTTGATTACTACATTGACGATTTAGAAATAAGTTCAACTTTAGGTGGCGGCGGCCCTGCTACGCTAACTGAGCTTTCTTTTAAAGTAACAGAACCTAACGGGTTAACTCTGTTACCAAATCTTACTAATGCTGTTCGTGATTTGTATCAACAAACTAACGCAGCAAATAACTTAGCATTTTTTTGTATAGTTGTTAAGTTTTATGGGTGGGACATTAATGGACATTTAATAACAGATCCGTCTAGCTCTTCGGGAACACCAGGCGCTACTCCTGGTATTACTAATGCTGTATTGACTAGATATTATCCTTTTCAAATTACAGAATTTAATTTTAAAATGGCTAGCAAAGCTATTGAATATCAAATTAAAGGTGTACCGCAACATTTTAAATATGGGTCATCATCAGGCACAGCAAGTATTCCTTATAATATAGAACTTACTGGAGCAACTGTTGGAGATGTATTATCGGGAGCAGGCATTTCTGCTAATACAGGAAATACAACAGGGTCTGGGCGTGACGCAACAACAACATCGTCACCAACAGTACAAACTGGGCCAACAAAATTAACGGCTCAAGAAGTAGCAGCGTCTCAACTGGCTACAGTTAAGAATTTTATTTTTAATCCATTTGGCGCATCAAATTCGCAAACGAACGGCGGATGGGGCGAGGGTTAATACTATGATAGGAAATTATTATGCCAGGTAGTAGCGGATTACCAGGACCAGCAGGCTTTGGAAGAGGAACTCAGTCAGCAGCTTCTTTGGCGGCTGCCAATGCCTTGCCAACTAACGCACGACAAACATCAAATGCTATAGCAGCCGCTACTGGCGCCAGAGGTCGCGGAGCGCCTCCATTAGCAACCGCAGCACCAACAGGGAACAACAAGTATACTTTTACTGGATTATGTGATGCGTTAAATGCTTACGAGCAAGGATTAGTTAAAGACGGTACAGTAACTTATGCTAATCAGTATGTAATTGAATTTGCGCCAGCAAGTCTTCGCAGTTCAGGAGTTACCTTGCCTGGAACTAGTGATAAAAAATTAGGACCAATGCAACAAACTAATACTGCTAAAGATAAAGTGCTTCCAGAAACAAACACATACAATACTAAGGCTAAAAATATTGCTGTAAGTCAAGGTACACAAATTATACAATTTATTGAAATGACTATGCGTAATAGTCGATATGTTACTGATCAATTAATTGTAGCGCAGGATCAACTTTCTGGCAATGCGTTGCCTAGTACATCTACTACTACTAATAAAACAACAACATGGTTTAAAATTACAGTTAACGCAGTACCTATTGGCGATAAAATAGATGAATTGCGTAACGACTATGCGTATAAAATTACATATACTATATCAACTTATGCGTTGAATGAAGCACAAAGCCAATATTTTCCAGAAGCACAATTTCGTGGAGTACAAAAAGTTTATAACTATTGGTTTACTGGAGAAAACACACAAGTATTAAGCTACGAACAAAATTATAACAATCAATATATTAATGTATTAAGTAGCAAAACAAAAACACAAGGGTCACAGGGATTAAACAATGCGTTAGCAAATTCCGTAGGATATGGTATTGGTCCAAATAAAAATGTACCATCTCCTCGTTCTGGACAAAGCGATCAACAAGCACAAAATGGCGCAAATAATCCTGCTAGTACATTAGCAGACTATCTTTATAGTTTTGCTGATCAAAGTGAAATAACTTTACAAATTATTGGCGACCCAGCATGGTTAGTTCAAGGCGAAGTTAAAGGACTTACTGCTAGTGCGTTTCAATTTACAGGCTTTTATTCAGATGGCACAGTAAATCCAGATACACAACAGGTCGTATTTGCGGTTAATTGGAACGCTCCTGCGGATTATAATAACGGCACAAGCGGACCTTATAGCGGCACAGGATTAATGGATGTAAACGCTTCTGCTACACAAAATAACAATAATAATTTGTCGTCATCGCCAACGCAAGCAAGTGCGGCATATACGGCTACTGAAGTAAAAAGTACTTTTAGTAAAGGTAAATTTACACAAGAATTAAAAGGCAATGCGCTTAAAAATTTAAATCCTACACAATTAGCTTCGGTCCCAGGAGTAACTCGTGCGCCAACACCTACTTCAACATTATCAGCGAACCAGCCACAAGCTGGTACTCGTACTAGTTTATTACAACAAATAGAAGCTGCCGGTAGTCAAATTCTTGGTGCTGTAACTAACGCATTAACACCGTCATCCTGGACTTCTCCTATTACTAATACACCAGTGTCGGCACCAGCGTCAGCTACTCCAGCAGTAGCACCACCTGTACAACCGGCATCTGCCCCGACAGATGTTACTTCAGCTGGTGTAGTAGTAGGCGCCGCAAGCGCAACTTCGGCAGTTCTTAATGCTGGCACAGTAGTAACTAGTAATACTACATCCACTACAACGGTAACTGGCGGCGGATCGACAATTCGTACAAGCACTCCTACAGTCTATGTAAATACACCTGAGTTTACTACAGGCTCGAGCACTCAACCAATGGCAGCTAAGGACGCATAATGGCAGTAAATGTACAACGAACAACGGGCAGATCAGCACCCTATAAATTTGACCGCGGTAATACGCCTACGGACTTTGGGCCATTTATTGGTGAAATTGTAAACAATATAGATCCAACAAGAAGCGGTCGTGTTCAAGTTTTTATTGAACAATTCGGAGGCGGCGATAAAACAGATCAAACTTTATGGCGCACAGTTAGTTACTGTCCACCGTTTGGCGGAGCTACACCAAAAACAAGTACATCGGCTGGGGTAGGAACTTATGGCTCAACTAATAATCAACAAAGTTATGGTATGTCATTTAGTCCTCCAGACATTGGTGTACAAGTATTATGTTTCTTTGTTGCTGGCGATCCTAACCAAGGATTTTATGTAGGAGTAATTCCACCACAAGGTGCTAATCATATGGTGCCAGCTATTGGTGCTACACCTGCGGCAGCCAAACAAAATGTAAACCAAGACACATATTTTGCTAACAGTCCTCAATTACCTGTCACAGAAATTAATAATGCTGAACAAAATACAGCAATTACTGAAAATCCGCAATTTTTTGATCAAACAAAACCAGTACATAGTTATGTAGCTAGTGTGCTGTTTCAACAAGGTACAGTTAATGATCCGATTCGCGGGTCAATAAGTTCATCTAGTCAGCGCGAAAGTCCTAGTAACGCTTTTGGTTTTAGTACACCTGGCCGTCCAATATATCAAGGTGGATTACAAGATTCAACAATACAACAACAAGTGTCTTCTGGATCAGTTTCGCCTGACGCAGTTAATGTTGTAGGTCGTAGAGGCGGACATTCATTTGTAATGGATGACGGTGATGTTGCTGGCAAAAATTCTATTGTGCGTATTCGTACAGCTAAGGGTCATCAACTCACAATGAGTGATGATGGCAATTGTTTTTATATTTCTCACGCTAGTGGCCAAGTATGGTTAGAGTTTGGACAAGAAGGAACACTAGATGTTTACTCAACTAATTCTATTAACTTACGCACAGAAGGCACAATAAACTTACACGCTGATAAAGATTTTAATGTCTATGCTGGCGGAAATATTAATATGAAAAGTAAAGTAGCTACAACACTTCAAAGTGATGGCGCATTTACTTGTGCTAATAAAGATGTACTAACATTGTTTAGTGAAACTTCAATTGGTGTCAAAAGTAATGGCGAATTAGCATTAGATGGAAAATTTGGATCATGGAAAGCTAGCGGAGATTTTGTATTACAAGCGGCAGCTATAGATTTAAACCCAGGATTTGCCCCATCAGTAGCAGTACCAAAAGGATTAACGGAATATACTATGCCAGATAGTCAATTTGACACTAGTTCAGGTTGGGCAGTATCTGGCGACGGGGTTAAGAGTATTGTTACTAGAGCACCAAGTCACGAACCTTGGCCATATCATAATCAAGGTGTACAAGTTAATGTTAATTTAGGTACAGGAACTAATTCTGCGCCACCTGGAGCTCCAACCATACCGGCTGGAACAACTATAACCAAAACAAATTAATATGGCAATTTTTAAATATACACTTCCTTCTGGAGCAGAATTCCAATTAAATGCTGAAGCTGGTACAACCCAAGCACAAGCTGACAAAATATTTTACGAACAAGTGGCCGCAGGAACATTTGTTGGATACAAAAAGGGCGATAAATTAACCCACCCAGCGGAAGCCCTTACTAATTTTGGAATTACTCGACTACAAAGAGGAACAGCGGGTGTAGATGACAAAACATTGTTGGCAATTATTTCAGGCTTGCCTATAGTAGCACCATTACCGTCCTTAAAAAACACACCAATTCAAAATCCAATTGATCAAACAAATTTTATACAAGTTACAAGTAGCCCAACAGGACTTACTGACCTTGGCCCTAACGGAGTAGGTCAATTATCTTCAACACAAACACAAGCCTTGATGGCACAAATTGCTGCTACTACTCAAGGAAATGTTGATACAATTACACAAACAATTGGAATTGGAACTTATGGATTTAATTGTACTCAACTTGAACAAGTAGGATTAATTAAACCAGGTATGTGTGCTTTATATTGTCCTACAGATCCACAAACAGGTGCTAATCCATCAAATTTTGTAGAGTTTATGAATTCGCCGACACCTTGGACTGGTCTTAACGGCATAACAAGCACCAATGATATTGTAGGGGATCAAGCTACACAAAATCAAATTCAGGAACAGCTATTACAACAAAGTTATAATCAGTTAGTAGCTAACGGAACAATCGTACCTCCGACACCTACAGTCACTACACCAAGTATTAGTACAGGGCAAGTATATAGTTCTAGCGGAACACTTGTGGCAACATCAGCATTAACATTAATTGCTTCTGGATTAGGCTATAATGGAGCTAACGCTCTGTTTAGTGATTTTAATAATTTATTTTCTTCCAATTCTTCTTCATCCTTGTACAGCGAAGCGGTTAGTACTTTGGGTAGTGTAGGAAATTCTATTAGTGGTTTCTTTTCAAGTTTAACTAGCTCACCAGTTGGCGATGTGCCAGTAGATATTCAAAATTTAGGAACAGATGCTGTAGCAGCATATAATTCAGGATTATCAAGTTTATCTTCTGGAGCCGTAGGATTTTCTAATAGCACATTAAGCAATATTTCAACAGCAACTGGGTCGTCTGTAACTCAATTATCTGGGCTGGCATCAGGACTTACTGGTGGATCTGTGGCAAATACTACCGCCGCAATAACTTCTACACTTAATAGTGATGTTGGCGCATTGTTAGCAACTAGTAGCAAGTATGGCACTAGTTTAGTTACAGCTTGGGCTGATAGTGCTGGCTCTACATTAACTAGTATCGGAAATAATTTAGGATCATTAGCGTCAGGAGTATCTACAGCCGCTACTAATGCTTTCAATACAGCACAAACTTCATTGTCTACAGGCATAGATTCCTTGGCAAAAGCATCACAATTTAGTATCAATTTTAGCGATTTTTCATTAAGCAGTTTAGTAGCGGGGGTTCAACCAGCAGCCGGCTTTACTAATACAGTTGATAGAGCTACAGTGGATGCCGCAGTAAATCGAGTAATAGGATCATCATTAATTACACCACCTACTTTTGAACTTCCTTCAGTATCTAGCCTAGGAACATTAGCTGATATTAGTGCCGCAAAGAGTATTTTAGCACAAGCTCAGTCGGCGGCGCAGGGTGTTGGCAGCAAAATAGTTAATATTGTATAGAATAAATATAATATATGGCAACTTTTATCGGATTCAATACAATTAATCAAAACAAGACATTTACACTTGTTGACTATGAATTAATTAAACAAGACTTATTAAACGCTTTTAATATTAGACAGGGCGAATTAGTAGGCCGTCCGGGCTATGGCACCATTTTATGGGCCTATTTGTTTGAAAATCAAACCCCTGAGTTAGAAACAGCAATTTATAATGAAGTTCAGCGTGTAGTTGGTGGAGATCCACGAATTTATCTAAGTAGTATTAATATGTTTCCCCAGGAAAACGGCATATTATTAGAATTAGAACTACAAACAGTAGCAACAACATCAGCACAAATTTTATCGATATTCTTTAACGAACAACAGCGTTCCGCAAGTTATGTCTAACTTAAACTACCCAGTTTATTAAAACCATAAATACTGTATCACTGGAACGACTATGGCACAGACAACAAGACAAACCGTACTATTTGGGGTTGAAGATTGGAAAAGAATCTATCAAACTTATAGTGAAGGTGACTTTCAAAGTTACGATTTTGAAACCCTACGCAAATCCTTCATAGATTACCTGCGCCAGTATTATCCAGAAACATTCAATGATTATATTGAATCATCAGAATTTATAGCATTGCTTGATGTTATGGCTTTTATGGGCCAAGCATTAGCATTTCGTACTGACTTAAACACTCGTGAAAACTATATTGACACAGCAGAACGCCGTGATAGTGTTATTAAATTAGCAAATTTAGTAAGTTATGCTCCACAGCGTAATACAGAAGCTAGCGGATATCTTAAAGTATTTTCTGTACAAACTACAGAAAATGTAACAGACTACAACGGTGTCGACCTTGCTAATATTACAGTTAACTGGGCCGATCCTAGTAACTTTGATTGGCAAGAACAGTTCACAGCTATTCTTAATGCCGCTTTAGTTGATACACAATATGTAGGCAGTCCTGGAAACGATCAAAACATTCTTGGAGTAGATACACAAGAATATACTATTAACTTAGTGCCTGGTTACTTGCCAGTAATCCCTTATACTGCTACAGTCGATGGAGTTAATATGCCATTCGAAGCAGTTAACGCAACATCATTAGGTGAAACATATATTTACGAACCACCTCCATTGCCAAACGGACAATTTAATATATTGTTCCGCAATGATCAATTAGGATATCAGTCAGCTAACACAGGATATTTCTTTTATTTCAAACAAGGTGTTTTACAAAACCAAGATTTCAATTTAGTAGAAAGCATTGCTAATCGTACTGTTGATATCAATATCGAAGGCGTTAATAATACTGATGTTTGGTTATATCAACTTGATAATTTAGGAAATTTGCGTCAGTTATGGAATAAAGTTGATTCTGTATATGCGGCTGCAGTTGAACAGATGACTCCTACCTTGCGTACAGTATTTTCCGTTACTAGTCGTACTAATGATCAAATTACTTTAGTATTTGGTGATAATGTTTTCTCAGCTATTCCAGTAGGGCAATTCCGCAACTATGTTCGTGCGTCTAACGGATTACAATACATTATTAATCCAGAAGATATGCAATCTATTTCAATTCCTATCTCGTATGTTAGTCGTACAGGTAGTATTGAAACAATTACATTTACTTGTGGCATAACAACACCTGTAACTAATGCCGCTCCACGCGAAACTATTGATCAAATTAAACAAAGAGCGCCAGCTCGTTACTATACACAAAATCGTATGGTTAATGGCGAAGATTATACAAACTTTCCATTTACAACATATAATTCAATCATTAAAAGTGCTGCGCTCAATCGTAGTTCAATTGGATCAAGTCGTTATTTGGATTTAGTTGATCCAACAGGCAAATATTCTTCTACTAATGTGTTTGGTAGTGACGGAGCATTGTGGTATATTAATAACACCCCAGCATTTACATTTACATACCAAACAACTAATGATATTAATAATGTTATTCTTAATGACATAACACCGTTGCTAATTCAAGCAACAATGAAACAATTTTATTATGCTTATTTTCCACGCCCAAATTTACAATCATTAAATTATAGTTGGAATGAAAGTACAACTATTGTAAATGAAACTACTGGATATTTTGTAAACAGTAGCGGAACTCCTGTAGTAGTTGGGCCAACAGCTAGTAATAATGCTAAATTTATTGTTGAAACATCATTAATTAAATTTGTTCCGCCTTCTGGGTATCACTTTGATAGCAAAAACGAATTACAACCAGGATTGCCAGTATCTGATGATGACCACTTAGTCATATGGGCTTCGCCGACAGCAATATATGGCAACGGCACTAACGGTGGCGTCGGTAATTTAGCTGACGGAACTGGTCCTGTTGTATTGAATACCTATGTTCCTACTGGCGCAATCGCAGTTCAAGTTATTCCATTATTAACTTCAACTTTCTCTACACAATTAAAACAAAGTATAGCTAATCAAATTTATTTAAAAGCTAACTTTGGATTAGGATATGACAGTACAGGAACAATTACTGGTACACCTTATACTTGGTATTTAATAACAGCAGCAAATCTTGATGTGGGGGCATCCTGGAGCCAAACTTATGCTGGCAATACTTCTGGAGCAAATCTTGATGCTAGTTGGTTAATTCAAGCAACCTTTGATGGCAGTCAATATACTGTAATATCACGCAGTCTTGATTACTACTTTGGTAGTGTTCTCGAAGTTAGATTCTTCTTTGATACAGATCAAGCAATTTACGATAGTCGTACTGGTACAGTTATTTCAGATTTTGCGAAAGTTTTAAAAACAAACAGTCAACCGTATAATAATTCTCCATTGTTAGCTGATATCCCACTTAAAATTATTGGACAGCCAGTATTGAGCGATGGCTTAGTTGATGATTATCAAGTGTTAGTTGGATATGAAGACAACAACACAGGTATTCCTACGGATCCAGATTTCTTTCAAGAGATTGTTGGAGTTTCACCATCAAGTACAGCGTTGCCACAACCATATGTGTTCTTCCAACTAACGGTAGATTTTGATAATCTAGAAAGATATTTGTTACAGCCAGAAGGCATTGTAGTTGCTGATTATCCAACATTGGCTGAAATTGAAATAATAAAAACACAATATCCTACAGGGCAAGTATTTTATGCTTATGCAGAAAATGCGTTTTATACATTAATATTAAACTTAAACGGTTCATTATCAGTAGTTGCGACTCCAGGGTGGGTAGCACAAGTAGGCCGCCAAAGTTTATATTTCCAATATAGACATAATAGTGCGTTGACAAGTCTTATTGATCCAGGCAGCACAAATATTATTGATTTATATGTTGTAACTGCCGAATACTATACAGCTTATGTTCAGTGGATACAAGATACAACAGGCACAGTTACACAACCATTGCCTCCAACTATTGATGAATTGACAACAGCGTATGCTGGCTTACAAGATTATAAGATGATTAGTGACAATATGATTCTTAATAGTGTAGAATTTTTGCCATTGTTTGGTAGTAAAGCACCAGAAGCATTGAGAGCGACTATTAAAGTAATTCCTGCTGCTAATACAAACGCAAGCAATAATCAAATTCGTAATTTAGTGTTAGCAACAATGAACGCATACTTTGATATTGCTAATTGGAATTTTGGCGACACATTTTACTTCTCAGAATTGGCGGCATATATACATGCACAAATCGGAACTTATGTTGCCTCGGTAGTGTTGGTACCATTAAATCCACAAAAGAGTTTTGGTGATTTGTATGAAATACAATGCGCTCCGTATCAAATATTTGTTAACGGCGCAACTATTAATGACATTGAAGTGATTACATCGTTGACTAGTACTAACTTACAAACTGCTCCTGGCAGCGGAGCAATTTAATGGCCGCAAAAATCCGTTCAGTTGATTTCCTGCCGGAAATATTTCAAACCCCAGTAAACAAACAGTTTCTGGATGCCACACTCGACCAATTAATTCAAGAGCCAAAATATAAACAGACTCAAGGATATATAGGACAAAAGGTTGGCCCAGGTGTAAATCCTGCCGACAACTATGTGGTAGAACCTACTAAAGTTCGTAATGATTATCAATTAGAACCTGGTATTGTATCGCTTAGTCCAACAACTTCAAAAATCGATGATGTCATTACCTATCCAGGTATTATTGATGCTTTATCAACTCAAGGCGGCATAACAAATCAAGCAGATCGTTTGTTTGAAAGTGAATATTACTCTTGGGATCCATTTGTTGATTTTGACAAACTTAATAACTATGCTCAATATTATTGGGTTCCAAACGGACCAGATTTAGTTACAGTAGCGCCAACAGCTATTCCAACAGAACAAACATTTACAGTTACTCGCACTAATGGAGCATATACTTTTAGCGGCTACACTGGTAATAATCCTGAATTGACATTAGTTCGTAACGGAAGCTATAACTTTGTTATTGCTCAAACAGATCCAGTAACAGTTCAATATCGTGTTACAAATAACGGATCTAGTAGCTGGGCAATTAATTATCAACCAAATCCTACATTAACATTAGTTCGTGGCAACACTTATATCTTTAATTTAATACAAACAGCAAACTATGCTTTTTATATTAAAACTCAAGAAAGTTATGGTACTACTAACTTATGGACTGAAGGAGTTACTAACGGCGGCGCAGCTCAAGGGCAAGTTACTTTTACTGTTCCACAAGATGCTCCGGATACATTATACTATTGTAACGATTTAGAATTTAATTTACGCGGTCAACTTAACATCATTGATGCTTCTGCCGGCACAGGCCCAGAATTTTGGATACAAACAGAACCTGGTGTTGATGGACGCTTGCCTTGGTCTCCTAATATCTCTGATAGAGATGTTTTAGGAGTTGTTAATAACGGTATTGATCTCGGAACCGTAACTTTTAATGTTCCTGATGTTAACGCACAGAATTTTTATTATTCTATGCCTTATATTGGATATCCAACATCAACAACAGGAAAGGTTGATTTAATTTGTTCGTCTTTTACTTACGATCAACTTAACGGAGTTTCAGTACAACAATTTTTAACAAACAATCCACAAGGTATTGACGGAATTACTAACCTTAATTCTCGTACATTAATTTTTACTACACAGTCATCTGATCCAGACTCGGGCGGTTGGTATAATGTTACACCTTTTGATCCATTACAGCCTTCTGATAATAATCAAACCGGGGCATTTGATACTACAGCATTTGCTGAAGCAACTCCAATTACTGATCCGTCCATTCAATTCAGTTTGTGGCAAATTCAATATGTTAATGATGTTAACGGTGTGCCATTTATAAAACTTAACAGTATTTTGTCAATTTCAGATTTAACACAATTTTCTGTTGCTTATGGCGCACAATATATTAATACTCAGTGGTATAAAAATGCTGAAGGCTTTTTTACACAGATGCCATTGCTTACTGCCGCATTGCCACAGTTATACTATCAAGATAGTATAGATCCAAGCATTTTTGGCGTAATTAATTTAATCGAAGGTAACACTAATAATAATGTACCGCCTTTATCGATTACAAATATAACTTCAACTGGCACATCAGTAACATTAACATTTGCCGCACAACAAACAGCACCATATTCTATTGGTAGTACAATTATTGTATCTGAAGTTAATCCAGCACAATACAATGGCGATTATGTTGTTACTGGATGTACAACATCGACAGTAACTTATTCTAGTACAGTTACCGAAAGTTATGTAAACAGCGGCACAATTAATGCTATTAGCATCAATGCTTTTATTAATGTTGACACAGATATTTTAGGTAAAACTAATTATGTAAGTCCAAATGGGGTAACATTTACAAACGGACTTAAAATTGTTTTTGAAGGTACAGTTTACCCATCAAGTTATGTAGGCAATACATATTATGTACAAGGTGTAGGATCAAGTATTGTATTAGTACCAGAAACTAGTTTAGTAGTTCCTGAAACTTACGCTGTAGAAATCGATGGTGAACCTGTCGTTCCTGATTATATGACCATCAATATGGCTAGTCAGGATCTTAATCCTTGGAGTCGTAGTAATCGCTGGTTCCACATTGATGTTATTGATGCCGCGGCCGCGTATAATGATATAGTACCAGATTTTACCAATGTACAGCGAGCTAATCGTCCTATTTTAGAATTCCGTGCCGGAACAAAATTATTTAATTTTGGCACACAAGGTCTTCCTGCAATTAATATTATTGATTTTACACAAACTAACGCATTACTTAATGTTAATGGGCAACCAAGCTACGGAGTAGATGGTTATAATTTAGTCGATGGCAGTTTAGTTATATTTGCTGCCGACTCTAATCCAGAAGTTGCTAATCAAATTTATCAAGTTAATTTTGTAGTAGTGGATCCGGAAGTATCAACCGTACCTATTATTGATTTAACGCCTACAAGTTATAGTCCAGCATTAGCAAATCAAACGACAGTTTGCCTTAATGGAAATACTTTAACTGGACAAAGTTTTTATTATAATGGCGTTTCGTGGAGTCCTCCGCAAAATCCTTGGATTATTTCAAGCTCTACTCAGCCAGCTAATACAACACCGGTGGTTCAATCATACGCAACACAAGTACTTGCCGAGGGATTAAACGCTACACAACAAAAATCTACGGTTAATCAACCACCTTTGTTTGATGTTTATGACATCAATGGATATAGTTTTGGCGATATAGAAAAGTACCCAAGTACAAACTTCACTGGTTGTAAATTATTAAGCTACGCTGAAAATCCTGATAATCCAGCTGATGCTGTATTAGGCATTCCGTTAGCTTTCTTTAGTATTGATAATATTGGTGATATTTTATTCGACAATAATTTATATAATGACACATTTATCTATACTCCATCTGGCACAGGTACTACAGTAAATGTAAGTAGCGGGTTTGTTTATCAATATTCAGACAGAATAGCATTTACTCCAGAGATTGGCTGGCAAACAGCGGCGATTCCATCATTACCTCGCCAACAATTTCAATTTAGTTATGCTGGTGTTCCATTACAACTTGACATTGCTGTTGAAACAAGTCTCGATGTTCCAGCAGTACAAGTATTTGTTAATAATGTTTATCAAGTTCCATCAATATATACACTTTCAGTCAATACTACTACTAATGTTTCTACTATTACATTAAATGGCACTTATGTTACTGGTGATATAATTGAAATACTTGCTTATAGTAGTCAAGTAAGCGCACAAGGTTTTTATGAAGTTCCTATCAATCTTGAAAACAATCCGTTCAACGGAAATTCAAAACAATTTAGTTTAGGTACAATTCGTAATCACTACGGTACAATTTGCGAAAATTTAGTTGATTTACAAGGTCCTATAAATGGAAGAAATAATACTCGCGACTTAGGCGACATTGTTCCTTTTGGCCAATTAATTTTACAACAATCTTCGCCTTTAACATTAGCTGGATATTTCTTACGCTCACCAAACTATGATATTTTTGCTGCTTTAGAATATAACAGTAGAGAATATATCAAATATAAAAATAAATTGTTAACGGCAGTTACACAATTAAATCTTAACGGCACAGAAACTGTTTCGCAAATTCTTGATTTAGGTGTAAGAAATATTACACAAAGTTTAACAAGTTCTGATCCATTTTATTGGTCAGATATGTTGCCTGTTGGGACAAATTATACTTCTAGTACAACAGTTGTAAATCCTATTACTACCGCAACATTTAACACAATTCAAACATACGACTTTACTTCGTCAAATTATCTTGGTTTATTAGTATATGTTAATAATGTATTATTAGTTCGTAACAGTCAATATGTTGTATCACCTGACGCTCCTAAATTAACAATTTTAATACCATTAAATGTTGGCGATGTTGTAACGATTAATGAATATCCAACTACTGTAGCCAGCTGGTGTCCTAACACACCAAGTAAAATGGGCTTATATCCTAAGTATACTCCAAGTATTTTTGTTGATGAAACTTATTCAGAGCCAACAGTAGTAATTCAAGGACACGATGGCAGCATCACTATTGCTTTTGGTGACATTCGTGATCAAGTATTACTTGAATTTGAAAAGCGTATATACGATAACATCAAAGTTGATGACAATCCAATTCCATTAACTACTGATGAAGTTGATCCTGATTTTTACCCAGCACAAACTACAGCATTGTTGCCTGGCTTCTTCCGTAAAACTCCATATAGTTACGAAGAAGTTAACCAAATAATGAGTGAAGACTTTTTAACTTGGGTTGGACAAAATAAAGTAGATTATACACAACAAAATTATGTTGCTGATAATCCTTTCACATACAATTATATTCAAGCTGCTAATCGCATTGATGGCACAGAATTCCTACAAGGTAACTGGCGTGGAATTTATCGTTACTTCTACGATACAGAAACTCCTAATACTACACCTTGGGAAATGGTTGGATTTTCGGAAGAACCAGCTTGGTGGATTACACGATATGGTCCTGCTCCTTATACTGATGGCAATACAGTATTGTGGGATGATATGGAACTTGGCTTAGTTGCCGATCCAACAGGTCCTTATGTATTACCTGAATATGCTCGTCCTGGATTAAGTGAAATTATTCCTGCCGGATCAGAAGGCGAACTATTACCTCCGTTTGAATCTGTTATGGGCAAAAATGATCCATATGGATTCCAACAATCTTGGGTAGCTGGCGATGGCGGACCAGTACAAGCATCTTGGTGGAAGAGTAGTTCTTATCCATTTGCTATTATGCGTTTGTTGGCATTAACTAAGCCAGCACAGTTTTTCTCATTATTCGCCGACAGAGATTTATATCGTTACAATACTACATTAGGTCAGTATTTGATGAACAATCGTTATCGTTTAGATGCTTCTGGCGTTCAAGTGTATGGTAACGGAGTAAGTAAAGCAAGTTATATCAACTGGATTGTTGATTATAATCAACAAACAGGCATTAATAGTACTACAGCACTAACTGAAGATTTAGCAAACTTAGATGTACGACTATGTTATCGTATGGCTTCATTCTCTGATCCAGTGTATGTACAACTATTCACTGAAAGAGCTGGCCCAAACTCTACAAATAATAGTTTGTTGATTCCGCCAACAAGTTATGATTTATTATTTTATAAAAATCAACCTTTTAATCAGATTACATATAGTTCTGTAATTGTACAAGTAGAAGAACTAGAAGGTGGCGGCATCGGCTATTCTGTATTTGGATACAGCAATGTTCAACCATATTTTGAAATATTAGTAAGTAGTCCGGTTGGCTTATATCAAACTATTTCAGCAGGCGACATAACAGTTCAAGTACCTTCACAATATACAGCTAATGTAAAACAAATTCCTTATGGCTATGTATTCACAAGTCCTGCTAGTGTTTGCGACTTTTTATTAGGTTACGGAGCATGGCTTACAAGTCAAGGATTAGTATTTGATGATATCTACAACGGTTATACATTAGATTGGAAACAAATGGCGCAAGAGTTTTTATACTTTGGCGCTCAAGGATGGCAAGCAGGCACAATGATTAATTTAAATCCTTGTGCTACTACTATCAAAGCTAGTCAACCTATTAGTATTGTGGACACTATTGCTAGTGTTACACCAGAAAATATGTTGTTAGATCAAAATCGATTTGTACTTGATGTTAGAACAATGGTTGTTAACCGTAATGGCAACGAATTTTCTGTTACTACAACTAACGGCCAAACAATTAACTATCTTACATTAAAGTTTACAAATTACGAAGATATGATTGTATTGAATAATACTAGTCAATACAACGATTTAATTTACGATCCAATCACCGCGGCTCGTCAAGTACGCTTGAGTTTAATAGCCTCTACAACTACAGAGTGGGATGGCCAACTTAATGCTCAAGGTTTCATACTTAACTTAAACAATGTTCAGGAATGGCAACAATATCACAAGTATACTAAAGGCGAAATTGTATTGTATAAAAATACATATTGGCAAGCTATTGATATTAGTGAACCTCAGGAAACATTTAACTATGCTGATTGGGTTAAGAGTGATTACCAAGCTATTGATAATGGATTATTACCTAACTTAGCTAATAAAGCTGATCAATTAGTTGATACTTATAATGTATACACCGCTAATTTAACTAGCGACAATGATTTATTTGCGTTTGGATTAATTGGATTCCGTCCTCGAACATATATGAGCGATATGAATCTTAATGGTGTAACACAGGTTCAAATTTATCAACAATTCCTTGGATCAAAAGGAACATTGAAAGCGGCAGAAATTTTTAATACAGCTCAGCTTAATGGCAAAGAAAGTGGCGCTTACAATGTTTACGAAAATTGGGGCGTCTTATCTGGCACTTATGGAGCTCAAGCTAACAAGAGTTATTTTGAGATTCAATTAAATCAAGCATTATTGCCTTATAATCCATCGACTATACAAATTATTAATCCTGGACAAACAAGTCAAGCAAATCAAGCAGTATATTTGAATAATTTATGGAGAGAAAGTTACAATATTACATCTCCTGATATTTTGCCAACAACATACGAAAATAGTAGCTTATCGTCAGCACTTCCTAGTGCCGGTTATGTATGCTTAGATGATGTTGATGTTACAGTATTCAGTCTTGAAGATCCTTCTGCTATTAGTGCGGATATTAATAATATTGGTATTGGAACTTATATTTGGATTGCCAAGATTAATAGTTATGACTGGGGTGTATACCGAGTAGCAAGCGTCCCTGGTCAAATGATTCAATTAACAGATAACCTTGATGGCACTAGTATTGTTCAATTTAATGCGGCGCATAACTTGTCAGTTGCTGATTTAATTATTATCAAATATTTTAATGTTGGAGCAAATGGTGTATATCGAGTATTAAGTGTGCCAACACCAACAACATTAACAATCGCATTTTCGTTTACAAATACTAATGTAACAACAATTAGCGGTAACGGATTAGTATTCCATTTACAAAGTGCTCGTGTAAGTCAAGCTAGTGATATAGCTTCATTACCTTATGTTAATAGCTTAGTACCTGGCGCTATTGCTTGGATTGATAATAATGGCGACGGCCACTGGGAAACGGTACAAAAACAAACACCTTTTACAACAAGCTCGACTATTGCTCCAGGATTAGTTGCTTCTAATCAGTACGGTGCTAGTATAGCACAGACACAAAATAACTTTGCGGCTTTAGTTGGCGCTCCAACAGGAGAAGCTGGAGCGGGCTCAGTATTAACTTACTTCAAGAGTGTAATAAATGATTATCAATTTGGAACTACACTAAGTCTTGGCGTTCCAGAAACTAGTAATTTTGGCAATATGCTAGCTTTTGGAAATTCTAACTGGGCTATCGCTGGTGCTAACACTAGTATGTCAGGCACAGGCTATGCGGCAGTAATATATAGAGATTCAGCTTTAAATTCTATGGCAATAGCACAGATTCTTGTGCCACCAGATTTAAATTTTGGAGCTATTGGTTTTGGAACCTCGGGTGCTATCAGTCTTGACGAAAAGTGGTTGTATGTTGGTGCACCAGGTGCCAATACAGTTTACGCATATGAAAAAATTGAAGTAGAAATTCAAACTGTTGCGTATACAGTTGAAAATAATGCGTTAGTTTATCAATATTCAAACGAGATACAAGTTAATTCGCAATATCCAGGTCAAATGATTGTTACATTGAGCGGATTTAAATTAACACCTGGTGTAGATTATACATTAAATCAAAATAATTTAATATTCACAGCTCCGCCAACAAACGGACAAAAATTAGTAATGACTCGCAATCTAGAAACTCAGCTAGATGATTACTATTACTATGGTGTACAACAAAATTCTACCTCCGGCACTGGAGTAGGAGCGGTATTCACAGTTGAAAATACTCGCGGCGAATACTATGTTACTTTAGCAGATGGCGGATCTAGTTATCGCGTTAACGATACACTTACAATCGATGGCACTCAAATTGGCGGCACCGCCCCTGCTAATAATTTAGTAATTACAGTAACCGCTAAAAATACACTAGGTCAAATAACTGGCTTCTCTTATATTGGCAATGGCCCAAGTAATACTAACAATTTTGCTTTAAATCAATATTTGTACAATGCTACTTCTATTAGTAGTTTTGTTGTTAAGGTAAATGGAGTAATTCAGCGTCCATATATAGATTATACATTTGACAATAATACAACCGTATTAACCTTTGTAACAATTCCTGGCTTAGGCGCTAAAATTAATGTAATAACATCAACATACTGGCAGTATGTTACAAATATTACTTCATCATCTTCAATATCTGGTGATATGTTTGGTGCTAGCGTAACAACTACTACTGATGGCCGTCAAATAATAGTTGGCGCCCCAAATGCTGATATAAATGGAGCAACAGACGCTGGCGTAGTATATGTATTTGACCGTAGTGTTATTCGTTATATTGTATCAAACCCAGCACAAATGACATATACTGTTCCTGGTAATGTTACTGGTCCTGTGGCAGTAAGTGTTAATGAAACTTTCTTGTTGACAACAGCACAAGCCGTATTAGGACAATTTACAGTTAACGGCAATAATATTGTATTCTCTAATATAGAATTTAATTACGGCGATATAATTGAAATTGAAACTAATCAAATAGTTCAAATTCAAGAATTAGTTAGCGATACAGTAGATGCCGAAGCTAATTACGGATTAGCACTCGATGCTTGTCCGTTAAATTGTAGTTTATATATTGGCGCACCGTTTGATAGCACACATTTATTAGATGCTGGCTCGGTAGATCATCAAGTAAATCAATCTAGAGTCTACGGAGTTACAACATCAACGATTGCTAATCCAACTTTATTTGGCACAGGAACTTTGCGTATTAATGATACGGTAGTAACAGTGCCGGTAGCGCCAAATAACACAGTTGTTGGATTTGCGGCCGCTATCAATGCTGCTCGTATTCCTAATGTAGTAGCACAAGTAACATCTGATTTAGAATTTATTACAGATGGCACTACTAAAGTATTTAATATTGGCACTTTGTATGCTGATGCGAGTTCTTATACTACTGTAGTTTATCTTGATAACATATTACAAACTGTTGGTGGAGATTATTCTTATGATCCAACAACACAAAACATTTATTTTGTTTATGCGCCAACGCCTGGAAGAGTTGTAACAGTAGTATCTGGTCGTTTAACTATTTCTGTACAAAATGCTACCGCTGGAAATGCTAATAATTTAATTACTGTATTGCCAGGGCCAGTTAATTCAGTGTTTACACAGTTAGGATTTGATACTTTTGTATTCACACAACAAATTTTAAGCCCATTACCAGTAACTAATGGACAATTTGGAGCAAGTTTAAGTATTGATAGTAGTGCGGTTAATTTAATTGTTGGCTCTCCTAACGGTAACATTTACGAACCAACAACATTTGATGCTGGCCAAACATACTTCGATGAACATAGTACTACATTCTACAACCCAGTTAACAATGGCGGCGTAGCATATACCTATGATTTCTTCCCAAGTAGTACTAATAATATCAATAATCCTGGACAATTTGCGTTCGGCCAACAAATTTATAACAGTATTACTCAAACAGGAGACCATTTTGGAACTTCTGTTAACTATACTACTGGCAAATTAATGGTTGGTGCTACTGGTGGCACAATCGAAAACACAAGTTCTGCTGGTTATGTTACAGTATTTGATAATTTAGCAGACACACCAGCATGGGCACCGATACGCACACAACAACCAGTAGTTGATGTATATGCTATTGATGGCGTATTCAGTTATAACGGCGGACAAGCAATAGGTGTAAATGTTACAGCTACTGGCGAAACACAAACATATTTTGATTTCTTTGATCCATTACAAGGTAAAATCCTTGGGGTTGCTCGTAGAAACATTGATTATATTGGCGCAGTTGATCCTGCTCAGTATAATCAAGGCACAGTTCATAACAACGGCCAGCAATGGGGTAGTGAACATATTGGCCAAATGTGGTGGGATACTGATACTGTAAGATTTATTGATCCTAACCAAGATGACATAGTATATGCTAGTCGTCGTTGGGGCACAACCTTCCCAGGAAGTAGTGTAGACATTTATCAATGGGTAGAAAGTACCAACCCTCCAGCTAGTTATTCTGGTCAAGGAACTCCGTTAAGCTCAACAAGTTATTGCGTAGCATCACAATTAGGCACAAATAATATCTTTACTACATTATATTATTTCTGGGTTAAAGGTATTACTACTATAGCATCTGGTGCTGGCAAAACATTAAGTTCTAGCGGCGTATCTAATTATATTTTAGATCCTCGTAGTAGCGGATTACCTTATATTGCTGGGCTTAATGCTTCGACTATAGCAATTTATAATGCCCAAAGTTTATTAAACGCAACTAATACTATTTTAAGTGTTGGTTTTGACCGTCAACTTAATGATGCGGTAATACACCAAGAGTATCAGATTATTAAAGATGGTATTGCTAAATCTTTCTTAAACCCACAGCTATATCGTAAATTGTTAGATAGCTTCTGTGGAGTAGACACAGCCGGCCACGCAGTACCAGATCCAACATTAAGCCTAGGAATGCAATTTGGAGTACAATTCCGTCCTCGTCAAAGTATGTTTGCTGACAGATTTACGGCTTTAGAAAACTATTTAGGCCGTGCCAATAATGTATTAGCACAATTCCCTATTACTGAAACTCGTAGTTTCAACTTATTAAATGCTTCGGAACCAACTCCAGCCGCAAATAGTGGTGCTTGGAATTTTGAAGTAGCTAATTTGGAAATTTTAGGTTATCAAAATCTTAACATTGTGCCGGTTGGCTACAAGTATCTTGTGTTGTCCGATAGTAGTCAAGCAGGCTTATGGACAATTTATGAAGTACAAGCCGATAAAACATTAGCGTTGATACAAGTACAAAGTTATAATACTCCATCTTACTGGTATTATATCAATTGGTACTTGCCTGGATATAATTCTACAGTTGCGCCAGTCGCAGCAGTACAAAATTATGGACAGTTATCAACATTGACTTATGCTCAAGCACCTGTTGGCTCATCAGTTCGTGTTATTACTAACGGTTCTGGTAAATGGGAAATTTATTTGCGTACAGGATTAAATCCTGTTACTGATTGGCAACGAGTAGGATTAGAAGACGGCACAATAGCATTTGCTGAAGATTTATGGAATTACTCAGTTGGTAACTTTGGATTTGATTCTCAAGTATTTGATTCTCAATACTTTGACGAAACACCACAAACTGAAACTCGTTATATTATTCGTGCGTTAAATGAAGAAATTTATATCGACGAATTACAAATAGAGCGTAATAGTAGTTTAATCTTAGTCTTTAATTATGTTTACAGTGAATTTACAGATCCATCGTGGTTAATTAAAACGAGTTATGTCGATGTAAATCACAATATTCGTTCTTTATTGCCGTACCAAACATACTTGTCTGATAATCAAGACTTTGTATTAAATTATTTCCAAGAAGTTAAACCTTACCATGTCCAAGTTCGACAATTTAATTTAATATACACCGGCGAAGATGATTTCTTAGGCGATATTACTGATTATGATTTGCCAGCTTATTGGAATTCTACTTTAGAGGTTCCTCAGTTTGTTAGTCCAATATTAACTCCTTATACAGAAGCAGTTACAACTAATTACTCAACTGTAAGTGATACTCCGCCTAACGCACAAATTTGGCAATCACCAAGTTTATATAGTCAATGGTTTGAAAATTATTTCCTAACTGTTGAAAAAGCTGTAATTGTTAAGAGTGGAGCAGGATACACTTCTGCGCCTGTTGTTACTGTAACTGGTACTTGTGTAACACCGGCTGTGATGACAGCAATTATTAATTCAACTGGACAAGTAATTGGAATTACCGTAGTAAATCCTGGATCAGGTTACACAACCGATGCTACTATTACAATCAGTGGTGGTGGCTTACCGGGCGATCCAACTACATGGGTGGCAAATTTAGCAGTAAATTCAAACGCATCTATTATTACATCTTGGAATAATATCTATCAAGTTGTTACTGGCGGCAATTTAGGAAATATTGAACCTATTGGAACAGGAACAGTAGTCAACGGAAGTGCTACATTAGAGTTTGTTGGGCAAATAGCACAAGCAGTATCAATAATGGGTAATCCATTAGTTCGTTCCTTTAATGTTACATTAAAATATGACCGTTATGAATATCAGTCAACTATTATTGATTGGGAAGCTAACACAACTTATGAAAATGGCACTCAGGTTCGATATGACAATATAGTATGGAGTGCTAACGGCACCGGTGGATCAGTAACAAATTCTGTATTTGATCCAACACAATGGACAAAAGTTGATGCTAACTTGTTGAGCGGCGTAAATCGCACAATGGGTTATTATGTTAGTACTGTAAACAATCCTGGTTTATCGTTACCGTTATTAATTGATGGCATAGATTATCCAGGCGTTCAAGTAGCAGCATTAACATTTGAGCAAGATACTGGATATGACCGCGGAAGTTTTGACATTAACCCATTTGATAATATTTCTTACGATCCTAATGGTCAACCAACTTACGATTTAGGCTTATTAGATACAATATTTGAAAGTAGCTATTTAGATCCGTACTTAGGAACTCGTCCAACTTCAATCAATGTAGATGGCGGCAAGTATGTTGACGCATTTGAAAGTCACGCACCAGAAGAATTAGTGCCAGGCATTGAATTTGACACCTTAGATATGCGTGTTTATACAACACCGGGTGCTGACTGGCAGGGCCTTGGACATGGCTTTCCACAAGCAGTAAAACAAATTATATACAACAGTAGTAGTCCAACTACAAGTTTTGCTGGATTATTCCCATATCCATTTGATATAGAAATTACTGATGCTACACAAGGTTACGATTTATCCGAAGGCGTAGATTATACTGTTGATTGGCCAAACCAAACCTTTACTATTAATACATCTTCAAGATTAATAGCTAACGGCGACCAATTAGGTATATATGTGTATGAATTAGGCGGCGGAAACCAAGTTTATAAGAATGTTTATAACGGTGCTGATGTAGGAAATACTATTATTGTTCCTGTAGCATACTATCAAGCAGACGGGACCACACCAGCAATCCAAGAATTTGTTATATTTGTTAATGGAAATTATTTAAATAATACCAATTACACTTATGCGTATAATTCATTTAGCACAACTCGTTTAAAATTTACAACAACATATACATCAACTGACTTTATAAGTTTAGTAGTAATTGAGCCTACAACTATCAATGATGTAACTACTGATTATAGTTGGAGTTTACCAGTATCTCAAGAAATTACAGTAACAGCAACAGGGCAACTTGTATATTCATTGAATCCAGCATTTAGTTTATCTTACACAAATGCTGTTAATGCTATAGTTACAGTTGGCGGTATTACTGCTATTGGTGCCGCAGGCGTTCCTTATGTAGGCGATGGTACAACAACTACATTTGAGTTCCCACAACGACTTAATGTTGATCCTACAACTATTCCAAGCGGTAATGTGTTAGTTTATCTTGCTGGAACTTATATTCTGCCGTTTAACTATTCAATAACCACTAGTGGCGGTAATGCGTATGTACAATTTAATACAGCTCCAACTGCTGGCGCAGAAATATACATAGCAACAAATATTTCTGCTCAGTATATTATTGATCCAATTGCTCAAACTTTAACTTTTGTATCAGGCGCAGGCATCATTCCGCGAGCTGGACAATTAATTTCAGTAACAACATTCAATGATACTCGTGAACAAAGATTATCAACTCAAATTTTCTATGGTCCTGTTACCGAAGGTGTAGCTGTTTATGAAGCATTTGATTCAACAGATTTTGATAATCCGCCTGGCGCTCCATCATCAGATCCTGGCGAATACGATGCTACCGTAGGTGAAGTTGTTTATGTTAATGATTTAGTATTATATCAATCTTATAAAGACATTGCTCGCCCTTGGGTATCACTGAATGGTAAAACATTAACTGCTTATTTAGATTATACTATTGATGGCAATGTATTGAATTTAAACAATCGTGTTTTACAAACTACTGATGTGTTAGTAGTAACCAATGTAACAAGTTCAGTAGTTCCAGAAACTATGGAATTCCGTATATTCCAAGATATGCGCGGAGTTCAAGCAACATATCGTATGACTCCTGCTACAACTACATCAGTAACTCAACCGGTAACATCAACTGATGATATTATTCATGTTGCCGACGCCGGTGCGTTAACTATTCCAAACTTTGCTGCTAATGTTTGGGGTGTAGTAACAATCGATGGCGAGCGCATTATGTATCGAGATATTGATTTATCAACTAATACTATTTCTAGTTTACTTCGTGGCACAGCTGGAACGGCTGCTGCTCCTCACGCAGTTGGCGCATTAGTATATGATATGGGCCGTGGTAACTTAATGCCAGAAGAATTCCAAAATTATGTTCAAAGTAATTATTTCTTAGGCGATAGTACAACTAATGTGTTTGTTACAGATATCAATCTTAACAATGCTAATGATTGGACTGGCTCTATCCCTTACGATAGTACCCTTTATTCGACTACTGGCCCAGATGGCGAGTACGATCCAGGCATGGGTAGCAACATAGAAGCAGTAGAAGTTTATTTAGGCGGCGAATTACAAACTAGTGGATACGGCATAACTAACACAGATACTGTAACAGTAGCATTTGAAACTCCGCCAGCAGACGGCGAAGGGGTTACTATATTAGTACGGCGTGGGGTAACTTGGTATGCTCAGGGAGCAGGCACACCGTCTAATGGGGTTCCTTTACAGGAAACTAATACTCCTGCGGCGCTCTTTTTAAGGGGTATAAATTAAGGTAAATATCTATAAGGTTTACACTGGGTACGAATCATAATAAATAAAGAACGATGGAAAATAAAACACCAACACAGCAACAAGAGCAAGTTAAACCTGAAAAACGGCCTAATGATACTGGGTCAGTAACTGTAGATGGTTTTGTGAAGATTTTTGACCCAAAAACTCGCAAAGTATTTGTGGAGCAGAAAGCATGATTATTCAACCAGGTTTAGCAAAGATAGAAGGATTTATCAAAATAACAGATCCAATCACCGGTGAAGTTTTAGTAGATAAAAAGAACGCCATCAATTACGAAAATATTTCAATTGCTATGGCTAGTACCCTTTCAAATGCCCCAACAGGCTGGATTTATACTATGGCATTTGGAAATGGCGGATCAGCAGTTGATCCTACTGGAGTTATCACATATTTGCCACCTAATGTAACTGGGCAAAATGCTAGTTTATACAATGAAACTTATGCTCAAGTAGTAGATCAAAATTCAGCCGCAAACTTAGACCCCGCTAATAACAATATGACGGTGTTGCATACCTCAGGAAACCCATATACAGACATTTTAGTATCTTGTTTGTTAGATTATGGTCAACCTGCTGGGCAACAAGCGTTTGATAATAGCACCAATTTCAATGGAGAATATGTATTTGATGAACTAGGATTACAATGTTGGAACGGTTCTGCTACAGATTTGTTCTTAATCACCCATGTCATATTCCATCCGGTCCAGAAAAGTTTGAACCGTCAAATTCAAATTGACTACACTTTGCGGATACAAACTTTGACAAATTTAAGTGCGGCATAAATGTATTATATATATTATCTAATTGACCCGCGTACTAGCCTTCCGTTTTATGTAGGAAAAGGCAAAGGTAATCGGGCATACGATCATTTAAACGGGCGCGACGCTGGCATTAACAAACGAAAAGATGCAAAGATTGCTAAAATTCGTAGACTTGGATTAGAACCAACTGTTGAATATCCGGTTACTAATATTATTGACGAGAATTTAGCATATCGACTCGAAGATGATCATATATTAATGTTTGGTCGTAAAGATTATGATGCTAACGGAATACTTACCAATATATGTATTAATGCTGTTTCGTCAGCAAAAATGCCAGAAGCAAGAGAAAAAAATCGACTTGCTCATTTAGGTAAAGTAACTAGTGAAAAAACTAAAGAAAAACAAAGTTTAACAGCATTATCCAAAGGTGATAATCACCAAGCAAAATCATCAGAAAGTCGGTTAAAGAGAAGTATTGCTATGTTGGCTAAGGGTGAACAGCATCATAATAAAACACTCGAAGCTAGAGCAAAAATAACAGATTCTGCCGAAAAAACCCCAGTAATAGTAGAAGGAATTTTATATCGTTCTCTAACTGAAGCGGCAAAATCATTAAAATTAGGCAAAAGTAAAATTTTTTATAGATTAAAAAGTCCTAATTTTCCTACATACAACTATGTTGAAAGAGCATAAATATGTATATATTAAATGGCCATAAATAATAAAAAGGACGGAGTAAACTAAATGTCATATACAATTAATCTAACAAATGGTAATATTTTATGTACCATTCCAGATGGAACTATCAATTCATCTGCTTGTTCACAAGTCTTAGTCGGCAAAAACTATGCTGGCTACGGTCAATTTCTGGATGACAATTTCGTACATTTGTTAGAAAATGCTGCTAACAGCACTCCGCCATCAGCCCCTTTAACAGGACAATTATGGTTTGATACTACAACTAGTGTTCTACAAGTTTATAATGGCACAGGCTTTAAGTCATTAGGCGGCTCACAAGCATCTGGTACAGCTCCAACAAATAACTCCGTTGGCGATTTATGGTATAACTCCACAGCACAACAATTAAATGTATGGACAGGTTCCGCATGGTTATTAGTTGGTCCAATTTATAATTCAACTACAGGTATTACTGGAGCTCTGCCAGCTACTATCCTTGATAATACAGCTACATCACACATTGTTGTAGAATTATATGTAAACAATACAATCGTCGGCTTTATTTCTGAAGATGCTTCCTTTACTCCACAAACAGCTATCCCAGGATTTACAACAATTCGTCCAGGTATTACACTTGCTACAAGTATTGGTTCACAAGTTCCTTTATTCCAAGGCACAGCATCTAACTCATTAAGTTTAAATGGTGTATCTGGTACTTCGTTTATGCGTACAGATGCTAATACATCTACTACAGGCACATTAACTGTACTTAATAACACAGGATTGGCAGTAGGCGCTAACAGTGATTTTAAAGTTAGTGTATCTGGCGTAAATGTTAATTTAACTAATTCTGATAACAACGGCAATATTAATTTTGTTGTTAATAAAGCAGGAACTCCATCAACAGCGATGACAATTAATGGCGCTACTGGAATTGTCAGTGGTGCGTATGGTATTACAGCTAACTATGCTGACGTAGCAGAACGCTTTGAAGCTGATACAGCTTATGCGCCAGGCACAGTAGTTGAGCTTGGCGGATCTGCTGAAATTACAAAATCCAATACAGAACTAAGTGAATCTGTATTTGGTGTGATAAGTACAAAAGCAGCTTACTTAATGAATAATGGCGCAGGTGACGATATAACACATCCTCCAGTTGCTATGACAGGCCGTGTACCAGTTCAGGTTACGGGTGTTGTACAAAAGGGTGACCGTTTAGTTTCCGCAGGTAATGGTATGGCAAGAGCTGCTAAAGCAGGCGAAGCAACGGCATTTAATGTTATCGGCCGCTCACTCGTAGACAAATTAGATTCCGGCATTGGTTCCGTTGAAGCTATTGTCACTATCAAATAATTAGGGAACAAGAATGACGTATACAAGCGGCGGCTTAATTCAAGCATCAGATTTTAATGGCTTTAGTACCGGTGTTAATGCCGTATGGAATACTTTGTATGGCCAAACAGCAGTAACTACTGTTTCGACAGCCGGCACAGTTACAGCTACTCAATGGGCTTCTTTGAATTCTACAATTAGTTCAGAAGCAAGTCATCAAGGTACATCAATTACATCAAGAACTAATCCTACAGCAGGTCAAGTTATTTCTGTATTATCAAATGTACAAACAGATATTAATAATTGTACAACAAATCAGTATAATGCGTCCACACAAGGTAGTCAATATACAGGTTGGACAGGTAATTCTAGTTTAACAAGTGGTAAAGGATCTGGTTCAGCAGCTTGGACAGCAACATTTACAGATACAATTACATTTAGTAGTGGGGCAGCGGCAAGTTATTTCTTTAATGCTGGCGCTACTGTTAAAATTCAATTTAGTAAAACATCTACTGGTACAGTAGCAGACACAGAATGGAACAATTTCGTTAATACTGTTTGCGGCACAATTTACTTGTCAAGTACAGGCGCAGCTAAAACAATTAATGGTGTAACATATACAGGAACTACAAAAATTGGTGGAACCGGAACTCCGTCTATTTTAACTACTGGTACAGGATTTGCTCAATTAACATCAACGCCGGTTGTAATTTACAAGCAATTTGATAGCGGTACAGCTTATTCAAGTAACTATGTTCAAGTTACTGCGGCATTTAGTGGATCATCGTTAACATTAGTAACAACATGGTACGATAATGGTGATACCAATCCAGGTTCAACAGCACAAATTAGTGGCGGCACAGCAACAACTGGTATTACTTTTGGTACAGCAGGAGCAACAGTAGTAACATATTTCCCACCAGAAACAACTTATTTGACAAATACTTGGGGTACTCCATCAGTAGCTTCTACCGCAGCATAATGTTCGCCTAACGGCACTTTTAGTTTTACCAAAGGGACTTCGGTCCCTTTACTTTTACACCTTTCTGTAGTATAATAACTGTATGGATACTGACAAATTAGTTGCTCACGGCCGTAGCCGTTTTGAACACGAAGCGGCCAAACGAACTCTCAAAGAAAAATATCAAGGTAAATTGATATTTGCTTATAATGGCGGAATGTTTAAAGCTAGTCCCGAATTGATTGTATTTTTAAAATCTTGCGAAACAGAAATCGAAGTAGTGTTACTTGATTTATATGATAATCCAATCAAAGTTAATGTTCACGCATTAAAAATGCTGGCACAACAACGATATCGAGAACAAATGGATGCTTGGTTATTAGAGTACAACGAACTTAATAAAAATAGATGACAACCGGCGTATTAATTTTTGCTTTTAATAATGAACATATAGATTATCTAGCTATGGCTAATTGGTCAGCAAAAAATATACGCAGACATTTAAATTTGCCAGTTGCGGTAGTGACTAATCAATTAGTTCCTAATAATTATTTCTTCGAACAAGTAATACAAGCTGCGCCCGAGGGTAACCATTCAAGAAAGTTTGATGATCAAGAAGAAAATGTAACTTGGTATAATGGTAATCGAGCTGATGCTTATAATTTGTCGCCATGGTCGCAAACATTAGTATTAGATGCTGACTATGTAGTGGCAAGCGATGAATTAAAAAAAGTAATAGCAATGCCAGAAAACTTTATAGCGCACAAAACAGCATATGATATAGTTGACCAAGATAATTTTAGTGAACTTAACAACTTCGGTAATTTTAATATGCCTATGTGGTGGGCGACAATAATGATGTTTCGTAGGTCTGCTGAAGCAAAAATGATTTTTGACTGTATGACTATGATAAAAAATAATTGGCAACACTATAGAAATTTATATGGTATTGCTCGTTCAACATATCGTAATGATTTTGCGTTAAGCATTGCCTTAGGTATAGTAAATGGGCATACCCTTAATCATACAGATATTCCGTGGGGACTTGCGTCAGTAACTCCGGCACACAAATTAACACAATTAGAACAAGACAAATATCGTGTAGATTTTTTAACTAGTGATCAAAAACCACGCTATATAACTTTGTCACAGGACTTTCATGCTATGGGTAAAAAACATTTAGGAGACATTGTTGCTAGTTGAACAAGGATATTTAATTCCGGCGATAGGCGAGGTATATGTTAAATGCGCCAATAAATTAAAGGATAGTATTTTACAGTGGCATCCCGATGTTAATATTACAATATTAACAGAAGATATGTTACCGCATGGCAATCTTGGTGGCTTTGCCAATGACTGGCAATGTTACCAAGCAAGCCCGTATAAAAAAACAATTAAGTTGGAAGCAGATATGTGGTGCGCCAGCCCAATCGATCATTGGTGGGACTTGTTTGCTAATCGTGATGTGGTTATTAGTCAAGGTTGTAGAGATTTTTATGATCAACCTGGCAAGGCAAGAACATATCGTAAAATATTCGATAATAACAATTTGCCTGATGTGTATAATGCTATTACATATTGGGAAGTTAGTGACACAGCTGAAGAATTTTTTAGATTAGTGCGTGATATGTTTGAACATTGGGAAAGTTATAAACCTTTATTAAAATTTCCCGACGAAATACCTACCACTGATGTAGTATATGGAATGGCAGCCATTCTAATAGGGCCAGAGAATGTAACTTTACCTTCTGGTCCTACTATCGTTCATATGAAAAAACATATGATACCCATTGTATCAAATGATTGGAGTAAAGAGTTAATATTAGAACACACTAATCCAGGAGTTAGGATTAATACAGTAGCACAATGGGGTTTTGTACATTATCACATAAAGGATGTTGAAAATGAGTAAAGACGAAGATAAATTTAAGCATAGCAAGCGTTTACAAAAAGTATGGAACGCAATTAGGAAACAATTAAAGATTGCTAAAGCGCACGGTAATCCCATCGACGAACCGCACCGTTACGCTAAACATCATGCCATGGACTGTGGCCAGCCTGATTGTAATATGTGTCGCAATCCGCGATATAACGAAACAGTTAAAGGTAAAGATAAATTGACGGTACAAGAGCGCCGTAATAATCAAAAGAGTAACGATGACTGAAGACGAATTCTTTGCCGCGTTGGAGCCCGTCTCCCCAGTTGTTAAAATACACAGGTTGTACTACGACGAGCAAGGAGCGCCATTATTTTTTAGTCAAGAAGATTTGCCTGGGAAATATATAGATATACCATGGGAAGTATATATTAATCCACCTAAGCATTTTAAGGTAATTAATAACAGTATTGTACTTCTTGATACAGCAATAGTTAAAAAATTGTATCCTACCAAAGGCGGCACACCGTGTCATCCGCAGGATATTAGTATTGTAGTTAAGAATACAGAACCAAATATTAAATGGAGTTTTCGTTGAATCATATTGACATAGCAGAATTAGATTGTGTATATCTAAGTTACGATGAACCTAATAAAGAAGAAAATTGGGTAAAAATTAAAAATATGGTACCATGGGCTATGAGAGTAGATGGTATCAAAGGATCAGACGCCGCACATAAGGCCGCGGCTGATGTCAGTCTTACGGATCGATTTATTTTAATTGACGGTGATAATATTCCCGATGATAACTTTTTTGATCTTTCTTTACGATTGGAAGAACGAGACGAAAATTGTGTATTTCGTTGGAGAGCCCGTAATCACATTAATGGACTTATGTATGGCAACGGTGGATTAAGTTGCTGGACTAAAGATTTTATTTACAATATGCGTACACACGAAGCAAGCGATGGCACAGCAGAAAATGATGTGGAGTTTTGTTTTTATCCTAATTATATTGCTATGTACGATTGTTATAGTACAACATATCCCAACGCTACACCTTTCCAAGCATGGCGAGCAGGATTCCGCGAAGGCGTTAAGATGTGTCTTGACCGTGGCAGTAAACCTAATATTACAGAATTTAAACAAAGAGTTAACAATCGTAATTTAGATCATTTAACAATATGGCAAAATGTTGGCAGAGATGTAGAAAATGGAATATGGTCTATACTTGGTGCTAGAATGGGTACCTATATGTTAATGATTAATCCTACTTGGGATTATAAAGAAGTTCAAAACTTTGATGCTCTTAAAGCAATATACGAAACTATCAACGGGCATGATCCAGAACAAATCGCGGCAAGATTAGCGCCAGATTTAATGAATCAATTAGATTTGCCTATTGCTATGCTAGACGAAAATGCTAGTAAATTCTTTAAAAGTCACTATCGCAGTGACTGGCACAACAAAGGAATTATGGTTCGCGAGTTAGATGTTATTCGTAAACTCGAGGGGTGGTAATCATTTAATACCGATTACCATGTATCTAGTAAACTTCCATTCAGGATATACAAATCGTAACTCGCCTTGATACATAATTTCTGAAAGTGGATAGTGTGCGACAAAATCATCGATAGTAGCAGAGTGTACCACATGATCATCGTGCGGCATATTGTTGCCTTGTAATATAACTCTTGTGCCGTTTGGAATATTGTTAAACCAATCCATAGTTTCAAAATGTTCAGTACTAGTGTTAATGATTAAATCTGGATTACCAGGTAATACTTGATTACAGTCTCCGGTTTGGGCTTTAAACTGCCATTCTTTAATTACCCAATTTTCGTTAATCATATCAGCAATAGATTCGCAAGTAGGATCTAAATCATAACTTTCAATACGGTCCACTCTAAAGTTTTGTCTGCTTAATAATAAAAACCCAAGTATACCGTACCAACCGCCGTATACGCGAGTTAGTTTACTATGCCATCCGATAGATTCTAATTCCTGGCATAGCCAAAGTTTACTATCAACTTGTCCATTCGAAAAAGCATCTTTGTTAATCATATGTTTTCCTGTTTTGGAAGCATTGATGCTAAATTACCTAACCATAACCATGGATGTCTAAAAATAGGATCTTTCAATATATCTAATAACTCTTGATGATGCGGATGATCCACTTGCCATACAGCCATAGATTTAAATTGTTCGTCGGTCATATGACCCCATTGTGCTATACAAGTAATGTTTATTTCGTGTTTAGATTTATATGATGTTTCGTATTCGACAAATTGTTTTAGTTCTTTAAAGTTATCTTCTTGAACTATAAAATTATTTTGCCAATGGATTAAATTAGGAAATTTTTTATTGAATACTAACTCATCAAGGTCTTCTAAATTTTTTATTAATTTTTTAAAAATACCATTTTTTCTTACTTTGCTGTATGTTTCTTCTGTAGCAGCATCTATGCTAACATCTAGATAAGAAATATGTTTTAACAACGGTTCTATTTCCATCCATCTTTCTTTGGTCATTAGTAAGCCGTTGGTTTTTAAGTTTATTCTAAGATTTTCTGGAATAGGATTATTTGCTAATTCGCAAAGATAATCCCAATAAAATACACTTGCGAACGCATCTCCTGATGAAGTTATGCCTATAGTAACTAGCTGATCATGATGTATTTCAAGTAATCTATTAACTAATGCTTTTGTTTTTTCATGAATCGTACCGATACGATTACTTTCGTATGTATTATCTTTTGGATTCCAATATATAAACTCATTACGACAGCTAGGACATTGTAAATTACAGCTTTGGTCATAATTTAACCCAATATGTACTAATGTAGATTGTTTGAGTCTTGTTTCTAATTCGTTGCTGGGCACAATCCAATGATTTCGTTTGACACCAGATGTTAGTATTAAATTTAATTCAGGACATTGGTCATTACAATAATCAAACTTGCTTTGCTTCATGCCTTCTTGTATTTTCAATCTTGTGGGATTGTTAATAATTTCATCAGCAGAATCAGTAAGAACATTGCCAACAATTTCGGGTAACCAAGTACAACAACAAGCACTTACATCACCGTTTCCTAAAATATCATAAAATCCAAAAGGTGTTTTACAAGATAGATTAGCAAGTTTGGTACTAACATCTCGATAAAAACTTACAGGTTTGATTACAAAATTTACCATTAGATACATACTTATTAGCATAAATAAGTGTTCAAATAAAAGTTTATTTGTTTACTCCCCCATCCGTAGTACAATAAATATCATCTCCCCTTAGGACTCTCATGAAGAAAAAATATTATAAATTAGTTCACGCTAAAGAAACGAATACTGATTGGTTTGTAGTTAATTGGTGTTTGGGCAATACTTGTAATTTTAGTTGTAGCTACTGTCCAGAAAATTTACATAATGGAACAAATCCATGGCCTACTCCGGATACTATCAAAAATTTTATTTCAAAAGTTAAAGCAACACACCCTAACAAAAAATTATATTTTGAATTTACTGGCGGTGAAGTTACATTGTATAAACATTTTATCGAGATTTGCCAATATTGTACAGAGCAAGGTGTTAAAGTAGGATTAATCTCTAATGGATCAAGAACATTGCGTTATTGGAAAGAAAACAAACAATATTTTGATCATATATGTTTAAGTTTTCACCCAGAATTCGGCGATGCTGATCACTTTATCGAAGTGGTTAAGGAATTAAATAATGATGTAAGAACTCATGTTAATATTATGATGAGTCCAGAAAAGTTTGACTATTGCTATGATATAGCGGACAAGATAAAAGATCTTGGAAATATTTCAATGGCGCTTCAGCCATTAATACATGACTTTGGCGAAGTATTATATGATTATACTCCTGAACAAAAACAAATTATCGATAATCAACATGAATTAATTAGCAAATATATAAAATTTACTAAAGAGTTTGAATACTATCGCGGCGCTATGAAAATGTTATATGCCAATGATACTTCTTTGGCAGTTAGTGCTCATCGTTTTATTAATGAAAAAGCTAATGATTGGTCTGGGTGGGATTGTTATGCGGGAGTAGAACAGTTAATCGTGGATCAACGAGGGGCTATATTCCGTGGGTGGTGTAAAGAAGGCGACTTGGTAGGCAACATTGCTGATCCAAATTTAAATTTACCCACAGATCCGGTGCGTTGTACTAAATCAATGTGCCATTGTAATTTTGATATCATGAGCACAAAGGAATATCCAGGTGAGTAAAGATACTATATGTACTATCCCTTGGAATCATCTTGCTATTTTACAGAATGGTGATTATGGAATTTGTTGTCAGTGCGTGTATAGTGCCGCTGGTCGATTAATTACCGATGGTGTGTCAGAAAATGTGTTAACAAAAGATATTGAAGAAGTTAGAAATCATCCAATGTATGTTGACCTTAGGCGTAGTATGATGGCCGGGGAAAAACATCCTTTATGTAAATTATGTTGGGATGAAGAAGAACTAGGTATCCTTTCAAAAAGACAAAATCAACAAAAAATTTACGGTAATACCTTAGAACAAATTGTTAACTCTGAAGATAAAAGTGGAGTAATTGATACTAAAGAATATCCATTGAACTATTTAGATTTAAGATTGGGAAATCTTTGTAATTTAAAGTGTCGTAGTTGCGGTCCAGCAGATAGTTCATTGTGGATCGAGGATATGTATGACGCTGGTATTACTGAATTCCGTGTACAAAACATATCTAAATCATACGAAATTGAAAAAAAGAATAATGTATACAAAATTAAAAGTGATGATTTTCAATATTATGCTAGTGAACAATTTGGCAAAAATTTAGAAGAAACATTGTCTACTATTGATAGAATTTATTTTACGGGCGGCGACCCTTTGCTTAATAAAAAACATTATGAAATATTAGACTATTGTATTGAACACGATTACGCAAAAAATATTACACTTGAATACAATACTAACGGAACAACTCTTAACAAAAATTTGTTGGAGCAATGGCGACATTTTGCCCATGTAATAGTTTGTTTTAGTATTGATGGTATAGGTGATATGGCGCATTATGTTCGCTATCCATCAGACTGGGAAGTTATCGAAGCAAATATAAAAGAGTTAGATAGTTCAGATTTAACAAATGTACTGTGTACAACTAATTTTACTGTAAGCATATTGAATGTAAAACATTTTTTAGAAACATTAGATTGGTTTTATGCTCAACCCTTTCAAAAATTTGGCGGAAGAAATCGAAGACTATACTGGCATCGTTTAGTTGGACCGCCCTGGTTTAATTTACAAGTGTTACCGCAAGAAACAAAACAAGAAATTACAGCTCTGTATCAAAAATACATGGATGAATCTCCGAGATCATTTATTAAGAGCTATATTGGTCCTATTGTAGATTTTATGAACGCTGGCGATATGAGTCAATATTTGCCAGATACAAAAAGAGTTATCGAAGGCATCGACAAGATTAGAAATCAAAAATTAGAAGATTATATTCCTTGGTTATCGGATGTATTGAAAAATGTTGAAAGCAATGCTAAAAAATGACCGATAAAAAAGTATATAGATTGGAACAAAGTAAGACTTTTTGTATGGCACCTTGGGTACATATTCATAACTTACCAAGCGGAGAAATTTTACCTTGCTGTATAAACAATCAAACTTTAAAGATTGGTAATTTATACGAGGATTCCGTTGAAACTATCTGGAATAATGATGTTTACAAATCTATTCGTACAGATATGTTGGCCGATACACCTATCGCTAGTTGCGAAAGATGTTACAAAGAAGAAGAATGGGGTAATAATCAATCATATAGAAAAGTATTCAATAATGAATACGGTAACAGATACGAAGATTTAGTTGAGCAATTAACAACGGAAGATGGCACCGCAACTAAGATGGAATTTAGACGCTGGGACTTTAGATTTAGTAATTTGTGTAACTTAGCCTGCACTAGTTGCGGCCCTAACTGTAGTAGTATGTGGGTAGAAATTGTTAATAAAATGGGGTTACCGCATAAAGGTGATAAATTTCAAACAAGTAGACAAAATCTAGAACTTTTTATCGATACAATAAAAAAGCAAGCTGATATTGTTGATAATGTATATCTAGCTGGCGGCGAACCATTAATACAACCGGAACATTACGAAATTTTAAAACATATCGATGAAATTGGAAGATTGGATAAAATTAATTTTACTTATAGTACAAATTTAACATCACTAACATACAAATCTACTAATGTTATGGACTACTGGAATAAAATGAAATATGTTAAAGTATTAGTAAGTCTTGATGAAGTAGACCCTGATAGATTGTATTATATTAGATATCCATCTAAAGCAAGCGAAATTATAGACAATATTAAAACATTAAACAAAAATTTTACAGGCGATAATCGCAGATGGTCGATTACTCCAACTTGGAGTATAATGAATATCCATAGAATAAAAGATATTGCTAGATTTTTTAAAGATAATAACTTATTACCGGCAACATTTGCTGATAGCGCAGAGTGGGAAGTTGATTTACATAACATTCTTCTGCTATATCCAAATCATATGTCTATATCAGCGGCACCTCCAGAATGGAAACAGTATCTTCGAAAACAATTAGATGAATATGTACAGTGGTATATAGACGAAATGCTTTCTATGAAAAACTCCCATGTTAAACAACGAGCTACTGATCTATTTTTAAGTAATATTAAAAGATTTTATGGTGCGCTCGATGATAATATACAAGTTGATCCAAAGATTCATAAAGATTGGTATTCAAGATTAGATAGAGTTAGAAATACTAGTTTTAATGACGCATTTCCTGAACTAGCATGGAATTTAGCATAAGTATTAATGATAAGGAATTAATATGTCAATAATTGGTTTAGACCCAGCTCATTCCCCTTTTAAATATTTAGATGAATATATAGATGAACCTAATTGGGAAACACTTCATAACGAAGTATGCTTAGGTATTGCTAAAGCAGAATGGAATAAAAAATTTGTATCTAGCGGTGTACATAAGGACTGGGCAGATAAGGAAATCACTACTACTTTTCTTAAATTAAAGGAAAGGTTGACCCCTGAACAGTTAGCCATATTTGTAACATTAAATTCTACAGACGAAAAGATAAAATATCTTAACGCATTAACACATACTCCGCATCCGTTTTGGGTAATATTTTTGCGGTGGAACAAAAGAGTAGAACAAACAGGGGTATATAACAAAGCAGTACCAGAAGATTGTTTTTGGACTCCGAATGCTAAACACTTTCCAACTTTAGTAAAATTTATTGAATCTATGCCTTTTGAGGGAATAGGTCGTGTTATTTTCTTCATGACCGAAGCTAATAATCAAACAGTACCTCACTTTGATGTAGCTAACGAAGCACAACGAGCAGAAAAGTCTAACGATGATTTTATATGGTTTACTACTAAACCAAACTCTAAAAGTATGTTTGTTATGAACGGTGAAACATTAGATAAAGTTTATGCTGATCCTGCCAAGAATTTTGTATGGTTTAACGAAATGGATTTTCATGGAACTGACCCAGTTGACCACTTTAGTTTTTCTATTAGAATTGACGGTAAGTTTAAACCAGAAGTAAAAGAAGCTCTTACAAAGGGTTGAGGTCTTTATTCCAAGGTGTATTAATAATACACTTATCTTTGTTATTCCACTTGTCAACGAATTGTTTGTAAGCTATCATAGCTTGTCTTTTTGAGATAAGAGGAAACTCATCCCATTCTCTTATTTCGAAGCCTTTATCTTTTAATTGTTTTAAAAAATCTACACGACTAGAATTAGACCAAGAAATATTATTGTTTATTGTTACATCTGGCGAATTGCCAAAATGTTTCTTAAGAATATCTTGATTACGCCATATCTCAATGTAGTCTATACTACGATCTATATCATTGCCAACCTTAACACGCCATACTAAATCACCGTTAGCAGCAGAATCAAAGAAAATCTGATTATGAGCCTTCCAATCGCTAGTTAATTCTGCTGATTGTTTTCTTATGTTTAATCCTGCTTTATCCAGCGATGGGTCAAAATAGTTATTGTAAAAAGTGTCGTTATCATTAAGATTTTTAATCCAAAGATATCTAACAGCCCATGTACCTTTGTTGTCAGGGTCAATAAGAGCAGTCATAGCAACATTATCTTGTTCAGAAGAATGTTTATGTGGGATAACAATCATTGCGGGAAATATTTGTTTTTATGATCAGCCCATTCTTGATTATCTAAATGGTCTATGTTGATTCTATAAAAATGTCTGGTATCGGTAGTAGGATCAAATGTTAACGCAGTTCTTGCGTGAACAAATGAATGATTATCATATACAGAAATATCATTGGTGTCCCACTTGTGTTGATATGTAAGAGCAGGAATTCTACCAAGGTGTGAAAGCCATTGTCTAATTAAAAAACAATGTCCTTGAGATACACCGTCTATTTTTACATCGGTTATCCACGCACCTTTTTGTAATCCCCAGTTATAATGATTTAATCTTAATGATTTAGCACCAGTAATAGGATGAATTTTTAATAATGGAAATTCTTTTGTATCAGTACCTGGGTTATACCAACTCTGTTGGCATACTGTTACTTTGGGCAATACTTCTAACATTTCAGGAGTAAGATATTTAAAACTTTCTTCTAAGTTTAACCATATTGTTTGTCCCGATGTTTCTGGGCCTGGATTACTAGTGATCCACAAACTTCTAAAAGGATATGGTTTATGTTCTCTATTTGGAATGTCAGCGTGCCATGGCATAAAGTCGGCAGGAATTTTTTTAATAAGTTCATTACTAAACGGGCTTATAACTTGAGGACCGTTTTTAGTATTAACATCTTCGGCTATTTCGTGTGAATATTCATAATCGGATCTTTGCCACGGCGATCCAAAATAAAAACTAAATTCTGAATATTGTTCTTTTGTAAAGTTAACTTTTTTAAAAAATATTAACTTTCTTTCATAAATTAGATTGCGCCAGTAATCGGGAGTTTGCGTAAAAAATTCTTCAGGAGAATCTAATTGTATAACTGAACCCCATGTATCCTTTATGTTTGTAATTTTCATGATAATCTTGCGTCTATAATAAAGTTAATTCTATCCTGGTCACTACGATTTTCTAACCAATGCGGAACATGGTTGTTGACCCAGTATAACGAATCAACATCGAGAATACAGTTTTCATTTCTGATAGCAAAAATGTTATCTTCTGCGGCTGTTACTGTAAAATGAAATCTATCATAATAACTAAAATATCTACCTTCATCTGTGTGTAAGTCTACAGTTGAATGAGCAGCTAATTTGCTTACAAAAATTCTGCCAAACTCTACTTGTTTAGCTCCTGTTTTTAATAATGTTTCTTCAAACCATTCTATTGATTTTTTAAAAATAGGTAAGTCAGCAGTTACAGATTGAGTAACCATCATGTGTTGATTTGTTTGTAAAGTGTTTAACCCACGCGGCAAATCTTTTAAATGTCTTAAATGAATTGTTTCTGTATAGCGCAATGCGTGAGTTACTGTTTGTCTATGTGTGCTAAGTTTCCATAAAAATGCAGTACTTGAATCATTGAAGTAATTTCTTAATTCGTTACCTAATTCTGTATTGGTATCTAATTTAAAACTATTTAAATCTTCGTCAAACAATTTATAAGGGCTGACTAAGCAATTCACAGATAGCCTCCGATTGGCGTATCTTTTCGGTATTCTCGTTTTAAGTATGTACAGCGAATAACAGTATCAGTTGGTAGTAAAATACGACTGAATAAAATAGTCCAGAAATTTTGGTGTATACATTTAGTTTTTGCTGGCACTATACATTCGTCAAAATAATCATATCTTTCTCTAGCTTCTTTACTAAAAGCAAATCGTCTTAGTAACTTACCGTGTTTTTCTGACCACAATGTATAAAATCTATATCTACCTTGTTTTTCATTATATGCCATAGCAGCATCTAATAACATTCTAACATGATTCCTATTATTCGATGAGCGTATCATAGTACCATACCATACCGGCTCATTAGGACTAAGATAAAAAGATATTAAAGCTACAATTTTACCGTCATCGTCTTGTAATCCTAATGCTTTATAACGAACAAGTCCTGCCAAATATGTCTCTACAAATGAACTGTGATATATTTTCTCGATAGGATTTGTGTCAGTGGGTACAAAATAACTAGCGTGTAAGTCTGTGCCCATAAAATTTTTAGTATAGAACAAATGTACAACTGCATCAATATGCGTATGGTCTAATTCTATAATTTTCATATTTCGCCTCTTAATTGTTTTAATGCTAAGTCGTATGGCACACCATCTAAGCTAAACTCTAATCTTTTAACTTGGTCGAACCCAATATCTTCATATGCTTGGCCATTGAATGCTAATAAACTTTCAAAACCATGTTTCTTTTCTTTTTTTCTAAATTGTGAATACATTTTTTCTAGTATAGCATTTTTACTTGATGCTGCTGTTAGTTTATAGTTATATTTGTCTGTTACTAATTTTTTAATACCGTCTGATTCTAAGTAATATAATAGTAATTCGGGGGTATAGCTATACCATTCGTTAACTAATGGAAGATTATACTTTAAACTAAATCGCATAGCACTAGCATCTTCATTTTCTCGAAACGCATAATACCAGTAACTACCTGCGGGTTCAACTTGTCTTGTTACTCCGGCTTCACCGCCCATAACAGCTGGTTGTCCTAAATTTAATATATTTTTATAAACCATAATATAGGTTAGCTGAGTGCTTTGAATTTGCTCGCCAAACTCAGTAGCTTCGCCTGAAAAGAAAAATTCATGTACATTAAAATCTATAATATGAAGTTTAACATCTAATTCTCTAGCAATAGCTTCTGCTTCAGCAACTTCGCTAGCATTGTAGTTATTTTCAAATCTAATTACAGCACATTGTGGTTTAAATCCGTTGTGTATAAAATTACGCAGTACAATTTCGCTATCGGTGCCGCCTGATAAAAATAGTATAAGATCTTTACCAAAATCTTCTCGTACTAAATGAGCAGTTCTGTGTAATTCTTCTTCAAAAGAACTTGTGCGATACTGGTCTGGGTCAACCGCACCTAACGAAACTACAAATTTCTCAACAGGAGTTTCTCGGTAACCATACTCTCGTCCACCGATTGTGTATTTTAAATGATTCTGATATGTAAAATACATTAGCCCTTGCGATCAGCAAATATTTTTTGTCTACTTTCTTTAGTAGCAATCAAAGGTACAAAGAATAAACTTGAATCCCATTCTTTTTTGTTACCACTTACAGTAGTTCCAAAGTCATAGGCACTTGCTTTTTCGTGATGATTGTTGTGCCAACCTTGACCCCAAGTAATCCAAGCAAGTAATGGAACATTTCTACTTTGATCTTTGGTTTCAAAATTTCTATAACCAAATTCTGGAGTGTGGCAAAATACATTAATATTGCTTTCCATATACAAGCTCAGTGCCGCAGGAACAATAAAACCAAATAATAACAACTGCCAAGAAATAAGACCAACAATTAAGTAAGTACCTAATACAATCCAGTTATAATGTTTAGCAATCCAAACGTGCATAGGATCTTTAAGTAAATCTATAGCAAACTTAGGATTGAAATATTGATCCCAGTCGTATAACCAACTATGCCAAGCATACCACCACCCTTTAGTAGGTGTGTGAGCGTCTTTATCTGTGTCGGAGTATCTGTGATGGCTGCCCCGGTGTATGGCTGCCCACCCTAATGGACTACCTTGTAAACTTAAACAGGATAACCAAAGTATAATTGGCTTTAATCCCCATCGTAATTCGATAGCACGATGACTTACATAACGATGTAGTCCAACGGCTACGCCTAATCCTTCAATTAAGATCCACCCAATTAATACTTCTAAGGCATTTAGCCATGTAAAGTTAAAAAATATTAAGTAAGCAAGTGTGCCAAACCAGGCAACAGCGTGAATTGGATATAATACATAATAAAGGAAGGAATTTGTTTTAGGCATATCTATATTTAAGTAAATATCACACCATGATTAAAATAGTTGACCTTGCTACTTCTTTTGATAAAACTTTGTGGGATCAATTTCAAAAATATGTGTTGACAACAACCGATGAATTGAAATATAATTATATCGGATTGGAACCACAAGATTTTGTTTCGTTTCCTGCGGTAGTGATTGATAATGCAATTATATGCTTTAGTGCCTTACAAGTCAATAGTGATTGGTGGGGTAAAGGTATTGGCAGAGTTAGTACTAGAATGTGGATACATCCTGATTACAGACATACGGGAAAGTTTACTAGCGGAGCCAAATTTCTCAACACTACTTATTGCTTACCGTTACAGCTAGCAAAAGCAAAACTAATTGGATTAGACTGTGTATTTATTAGTAGAGAGTCTAATTTGCTTGGGTTTGAAGAATATTTAAAGTTAATTAAAGTTAACAGTAAAGTTGATTTTGTAATGGAGCCAAGCAAATATGCTATTAACGGGCCTTGCTTAGTAGATGATCCTGAAAGTATGAAGCAATGGGTTATGTTACATTATTTGACTGATGCGGGTCAAGATTGTTGGAATAGGAATATGAAAAAATATGTTTTATAAAAATAATTGGTTTGCTTGGACATACGACGATGGCCCTGAATATGGCCCTAAACTACATCCTACAGCAAAATTTGAATTAGTTCTTAGAAATACAATTGATCGTCCTGTAAAAAGTTATTACGAGGAATTGCTAGAGAACGGCCGAGTTATTAGGGATACCTTTTCGGGTCCTCTCGATTTATTATTTTCTGGCGGTGTTGATAGTGAAATTATATTGCGGGTTTACAAGGATCTTGGCATTCCAATTAATGTTTACATTTTTAAATACGAAAACGATTACAACTTGCCAGAGTACACACAAGCAATTAAGTCTTGCGATAAGTTAAATGTTACACCTAAAATAATAGATTTTAATTTACAAAAGTTTTTTGAAAACGAAGCATATGACATACAACAAAAAGTATTTGCTTCGGCTTCTGGGTGGATACCACATATGAAATTAACGGAATATTGTGATGGTTTGCCTATTATAGGAAGTGGAAATCCGTATATTCGAAGAAGAAGTAGAGATATGTCGCAAAAATATCCTTGGGTATTTGAGTTAGATGAAAAATGTCATCATTGGGCGGTATATCATAAAACTATAGATCGTCCTTGTATAACTGATTGGTACGAATATTCGCCCGAAGTAATTGTATCTTATTTTAAATTACCGGTTGTACAAAAACTGTTAAATGACGAAGTTCCAGGAAAGTTGTCTAATGAATCTACAAAGGTACAAGTACATCAAGAATATTGGCCTGATTTAGATTTAAGACAAAAGCTAATAGGATTCGAAGGTCCACAGCCCGATAAATCTAAGCCCGATGTACAGCCATTTATGTTAGACTTTGGCAAAAAATATATTCGTGGAATTGTTACAGATAAAACTTATATTTTTTCAGAAGAAGAGTTGCTTAATCGGATCGGTTCTTAGTGACCCATTGCCCAAAGTGAATACAGTGGTCCTCTAATCGATTCACTGTTTTCATTAACGGGAAATATTTTCCTTTTTGTAATTCGATAGTTTCGACATCTTCAAGGAATACATCTTCTAAAGTTTCAAATTCTACTCGCTTAGAAGGCAATGTTTCTGGGTCATAATAGAATTGTGTCATCCAGCTAAATCCAAACTCATTATTTGCGTCATCTGGTATAGTATAGTTAACAGATAAACAACCAGGACTATATTCAACAAATACATACGGGTATATAAACAACCACCAGCCAGTTGAACAAGTTTGTAATATCCAGCCGTCGCCTTGCTCCATGCCTACTTCATCTAAATTAGTAACTTCGGCAAGAGCTGGGTGTACTACATCTTCGCCTTTACGAATATGTAACAAATCTGCTTGAATTTCCATCATCCATAGCCAGCTGCCAGAACTTTTTCCGTTGTTGGCGTGACTAAATTCTAAATTTGTTTCTTTAGCAAGGTCGTTAACCCAGTAATGATCTGGCTCAACAAAATCTTTAAACACTAATCCAGACTTTCCGATCTGAGCCTTACCGCATCCGATGTTACGGTCGTTGTTAAGCGGCTTGCCATCTTTATCCCATTCAAACCCGTGAAACTTACATACAATATTCTCTACAAATTCACCCGGGTTCGCTAACGGATACATTCTATGTGGACATAACCGATGGAACAAGTTTACATCTGTTTGATTATTATTTAAAATATATTCTGGAGTAACAAAATTTTGGGCAGATAGTACTGATTTATGGGCTAGTATTTTTGGAGGTTTATTGAATATCATAATGTATTTATTTTAGCACCTATTGTAGCTAATGTAAATAGAGTATGGACACATTTAAAATTAAATTTCAAGAACGAATCCCACGCAGTTTGGGCAAAGTTATTACTTGGCGCATTATCTTATCTATTCAATATTTCATTATTGGGTATGCTACTACAGGTAGTTTGGCAAAAGCCGCTGGCTTAGTTGGAATCACTACCGTTGTTAATAGTGCCATCTACTACTTACACGAAAGAGCTTGGAATAAGTCTAATTGGGGTAAAGTAGAAACTATTGACGATTAATAGTATTCATTGGCCCAATTTTGTAATGTTGTATAAAAAATTGTAAGCCATCCGGGGTACCATCGTCTTTGTATTTTAAAAACTTGGTTGCGTTTTTTGTAACGTAATCAAGTCCCTCTTGCCAAATTTTGTGTGCGGCGTGGTCTTTATATCCTGAAGTAAACCAAGTATCAAATTCACTATGCCAGTCACTAGTTGATTTATCAGTTTGAAACCATGATTGGTCCCAATTAGAATATATTACTGGTTTAATCATTGGTTCTTGTATTAGTCGCCAAGTGTCAGAACTTAAATTTTTACGATGCCAAATTTCTTGATACTGTGGATTAGCTTCTAAGAACCGTTTAATTACATGGCATTGTTTACATAAAATATCTACGGCATCTGGGCTCCAGTAGAAAAACTCCAACGCTGAATTTGTGTAATCTTTAAAACTATCGTCAATCGGTACTATATTAACGCCTTTATCAGTAAAGTACATATGAAGATTATTGTTTTCGATAACAGTTCTGGGTTTGTCGATACCAACCACCATAGCTACTTTGTGTGCTTTATCAAATTGTTTTCTAACATCTTTAAAGTATGAATAATTATATCTTGTTACATTAAGAGGATTTAATCCTTCTTTACGGTCTAACACCCAGCTAGCATCTCCATACGAAGTAAAAGCATCGAATAAATTTTCGGTTAAATCTAATATAGTTATTTTAGTTCTTGGAATAAGATGTGCTACTTCTTTTAAACGAGGTATAGTTTGTAATTGATGTTCGGCTCCGGTATTCCAACTAGCTTTTTGTTTAGGATCTAATACAACAAATTTATCCCATGCTGTTGACATATGGTTAACAACAATTTCATCGATATGTAATCCTTGGCGAATAAAACTCATTAAAATGTTGTGACTATCTGATCCACCGCTATAACTTAGTATCAGGTAATCGTACTTTTCTCTTAGATTCCTGGTGCGTTCGTCATATAACTGGTCTAAAGTTTTTTCGGGTTCCTTAGTCCAGTCGTATGCGGCAAAAAATTCTCGATTAAAATTCCATTTAACTTCTTTGTTAACTGATGCCGCAAATAAGCAAGCACGAATTTTAGATTCAAACTTGATACCATCTACTTCATAAAAGCTGTTAATAATCATAATTCTAATGTAGCAGTAAGTTCTTGTAGTATATCGGCTACAGATTTGATAGTAGTAATGTTATCAATAGACGTTCCAACAAATACATGACCATAGTTAGGATTTTTTATGCCTATCTTTAATCCAGCAGTATGATTAAAATCTTCGTTATCTAATTTTCTAAAGACTAGCGAATTTTGTCGTGCGCCTTGGTCGAATCTGGTGATATCAGCAGACGAAGATTCGATAAATTTAAGTTTAGTTTCGTTTGAAATTCGACTCTCTTCTGAAGCTGCTAATACTGTGCCGAGACCAACAGCTAGCGCACCGTTATCTATAAAATACTTAACTTGCTCGGCGGTACCGATGCCACCAGAAACAATGATATAAGCATTTGGACATTTATCTTTTATAATGCCAAATAGTTCAGTGAGGTCGTTGTACCCTCGACCAGCTCCGTTCACTCCTTTAAGTATGAATCCATCTACATCTGTCCGAATATCCTTAATACCTAAACATTTTACAAACACTTTAATATTGTTAGCTTTTAATTTTGATAAAGCATCTGAAATCAATAAAGTATCAGCACCATCGGAATCTAATATAAGTTCAATAAATTCAATTTTATACTTTATTATAATATTCAATATCTTATCTAGAACTAATTCGTTTAAGCTAATACTAAACAACAATTTACTGTCGTTGAATTCTTGTTGATACACAATAAAATCTTCTTCCATTTTAGCTAAGTCAATTTCGATACCGTAGTTGAACACAGATAGGCTAGGAATGCCACCAGCATATCGAACAGCTTTTGCTAATTTAATATCGGATACTTGATTCATAGCCATGGCTACTATTGGATATTTACAACCTAACACTTCTTTAAATTTGTTGTTAGAACTCAT